TAATAAACCCAGATCTTCTTAAGCAATTTAGTAAAGATATGTTGGCAGTATCTGATATTGCAGAAAAAATAACTGGTGGTAAAACTAACTTAGATAGACTTAGAGTAGATTTGCTTCAAGCTTTAGGAGTTAATCCAAACAAATTATCAAAGACTGGTGTTGCTGGAAAGACTACTGGAACAGGTATGCCAGGAGATCCTAAAAAATATTTTGATTCATCTGGCAGAGAGATATCAGAAAAAGAATATAAGAGTCTACCAGTAGCACCACCTAAAGGCGCAAATGGTGTATCTGGAGAAACTTTCATAGTACCTATAAAAGGTCTAAACAATAGAGAGTTTACAGGATATGCCGATGCTAACTTAAAATTTGCTAAAGCAAATGGTGGCAAACTTACTTACCAGGATACAAACGGATACATTTACTATTCAAATGGTAAAGTTACGAAGGATGGAAAAACAGTTGGTGCATGGTTTGCTGCTCTACCAGGTGGAAACGGAAGATTAAAGTCTTACCATGAAGGTGGAAAAGTATTTGGCGAAGGAACTGCAACATCAGATTCTATTCCAGCAATGCTTTCAGATGGAGAATATGTATTTAGTGCAAAAGCTGTAGACGCTGCTGGCGGACCAGACGTTGTAGATGCTCTGCATAAAGTGCTTAGATTACATAAAGGAGGTCCAGTTGGGCATAGACATGGAAGAAATTTACCAGGATCTAAATTTAAATGGTCTCCATACTCTGAAGATATGCCAAATTATTGGAGTGATGGAACACCATCAGGCAGCCCTTATACTCAAAGATGGGGAGAGTTAAGATACGGTCCTAGTAAGGGTAAAGACATTTGGGGCGGAACAGAGATACCAGGACTTCCATTTAGTGGAAAGATAGCCAATCGCTCAGATTACTGGCATCAGATGACTGAGCAGCCAAATAAGCCTAGCGGCCCAGGAATGGGTATTGACAAGGATCCAATGCGTTACGCAGGCTCTGGAGCTTCTATGGGAGGCATTGGAAGCGGTGTCTACGGACTTGGTCCACTTATGTTTCACGCAGGTGGGGCAGTCGGTCACAAGCATGATGTAAATCCAATTACAAAGGCATTTAGGTTCTTTAAGAATGCAATGAATAGTGGAACAAATCCAGCATCATCAATGATTATGGATATTATAAATCAGGCAGGGTACCTAGGGCAAACTGGCCTAAGCAGCCTGACAAAGGGCATAGTACCTAAGCCTACTAAAGTCCAAGATAAGGATTTCCAAGAGTTTACAGGAATACCTTCAGTATATAGATCTGTCACCAATAAAACAGATGAGGGCCCACTTGGAAAAATTGACCCTACTGCTGGAAAGATTGTGGATTATGCTGGGGCATTAACATTTTTAACTCCATGGCGTTCATCTAGTCGTATGGCTGCAAATGCCGCAGCTTCTGCAGCACTACCAGCAGCTCCACCATTATCACCAATCGAAATGTTCAGAGGACAGTTTGATGGTTTTGATGTAAGTGGTTTACCAAAAGGCACTATGAGTACAGGACCAAGAGTAAAACCTTGGGAATATGAAACATACAAAAAAATACTTGCAAGACATTATTTAGCGAAAAAACCAGACCCAAGAACATTGACTCAACACGAAGTCGCAGTTCTTGCACACCAGAAGGTTCCTGGCTTTGAAGGGTTAAGGGTTCATGACGAATACACTGCAGAGTCAATTGCCGACAGCTTAAAGTTAAGAGCTACATTTAATTACACTTCTCCATTGACGAAATCAGTATCCACAGTAGAAGAGCTTTTAAGTAAATCTTTATTCCATGGTGGAAACCTACCAACGGTAGATGGAAAAATTGATTTAAAAAATAGAACTGGATTAGACAGCTGGTACGGCGGTCAGATGTTTGCCGCAGAAGATTACAGGCAGGCCTTAGCATACCTTATGAGATCTCCAGAGAATACAGTCTATTCTGTTACATCTGCATTAAAGAAAGAAGATGTAATAGACCTTAGACATAATGCAAACACGCTAGCTTCACAGCAGCCCTATGTGTTTGCAAAATTATTAAGAGACATAGAGTCGGGTAAAATTAAACTTCAAGATCATCAATCTAAGGACTATGTTATAAGCATGTTGATAGGTCAAGAGGGTGGAAGATATCCACGTGCTACAGCCCCTGGAGCACTTAGGGATAGGATTTTCCAAAGATATTTTGACGACATTTCTCCATGGCTAGCAGAAAATGGAATAAAGGCAATTATTCATAGAAATGGAACAAGAGTTGCTATTCCAGAAATAGGAAAATCGGTAACAGATAACCCAACTAGAGTAGAAAATTTTGATCAGCTAGGTACCGATGCAATAGCCTACACCACGGTAGAAAATTCAATTGCACAAATACAAAAGCATACTGTAACTGGCCAAATGGTTAAGGATCTTATTGAAAGGATGGGTAAGGGACAGCTACCTTCCTCACTTGAGTCACAAATACTTGCAATGCTTAGAAATCCTACATTAGTACCTCATAAAGCATTAGGTGGATTAATTGAATCAGCAGGAATGAGACTGCCTAAATTTAAGGCGGGAATCAATATGGTTCCACAAGATATGCTAGCGTTAATTCATAAAAATGAAGCTGTGATCCCAGCGAATATGAATCCATTCAATCCAAATGCTACATCTTCAGCAGTAGCATCAGGATCAGTATATAATATTAATGTAGAGCTAAATGGAACTACAGTAACAGCAAAAGACGTTGCAATGGAAATACATAGAGAAATGAGAATTAAAGAAATGGCATCTGGAGTAAATAGAAAGGTTGGTGGGTGATGAGTTTTCAAAATCTATCTAAAGGGTCAATATTATACATAGAAGCACCAGACCCATTTGCAATTGATCCAGCTACTAACACATTTGACTACAAAGGAGCAACAGTAACTGCTCCAGGAAATAAATATGATGCTACAACTGCAACTAGAAACGGCCTTGCGTATGCTAATAAAACAACTACGACAAAATTTAGGAGAGTTACTGAGCACAATAGAGGCCCACTGACATTAGATAACACTAGAATTGAGCAGTCAGCCAGAATGTCAAATGGAACTATGAGAAAGTATTTTATTGCAGACAAGATAAGTGTTAGCGCTTCTTGGGACATGCTTCCTTCTTTTAGAAACGAAACAGTTGATGGTGGCTGGGGAGCAGAAGATATAAAGAATTTTTATGAAAGCGTAGCTGGTAGAGGAGCATTTAAAATAAAGCTTAACCCAACAGTTTTTTCAACAGATCTTATAGAGCAATCAGACGGAGCTCTTGTAGATGACTACACCTATACTGTAATGTTTACATCTGCTGATTTTACAGTTGTAAAAAGAGGACTTCAGACTTATTGGGATGTAAGTATAACTTTGGAGCAGGTATGATATCCGTAACAACCGCTACAAGCGATTTGCTTAAAAAGGGATATTCAGTTTCAACATCAGCTGGTGCTACAATTGAGTATAATTTAAACACAATGGTAGAATATATAACTGCAACATCTGATGCAATGGAGAACAACTATACAGTTGCTTTCCAAAAGTTGTTTCCAATAGATACAATATATAAACCATTTAGGCCTTTATCTGCAGGCATTAAATATTTAGTTCATACAACTGGATACACAGATACTCCAGTAGATTCTTTTGAAAATCCTAGAGATATACAAATGGGAACAAATCCAAGACTTTACTATCCTGGCCCAGACATGGTATACAAATATTGGCTTGCCCCTAAAAATAAAGACATTAATATATCATTACAATATTTTTCCGATGAGGCAAAAACTACAGCCAAGCTAATACCTACAAATAAAATTATTGCTAGGTTTGAAATCAATCATGATACACCAGATTCTTGGACCATAACTGGAGTAAAGGAAGATGATACAACTATATCTGTTGCTGGTCCTGGCTCTGCGATTAACATAATAACTGGTGAAGTAGCAATATATTATAATGGATCAACATGGTCAACTGACTCATCGACAATAAATTATACTAGTTCTCAAAAATTAAAAAAGATATCTTTGTCTGCAGTAAATTCTAATACTGGAAAGTTTATTGGTGTTATTGAGCTTAGCCCTAGGTGGGTACTTTCCCTTGATTCAGACGTTGTTTCATTTTTAGTTAATAAAGAAACTACGTCAGATGATACATCTGTTGTTCCAGTAGGAGCAATAACAGCAAACTATTTAAACTTATCTATAATAAAACCACACTCTACATCTAGATCAATTATTGAGTATGATAGGTTTTCTACTACAATAGATGACACTAAGATTTACTTGTTTAAAAATGCTATTATCAGACCTTATGTAAATATAGGCGTAGGCTCTTCAATGCAAAAGGTTTACCAAGGCCTATTTTATATAAACTCTTGGAGCCTTTCAGAATTTGGAGAAGCTTCAATAGATGCTACAGACTCAGCAAAAATATTACAAGATACTGTATGCCCACAATTGCTAGTTGAAGACTCACCAGTAACTTCAATTATTAAAAGAATACTAGACTCAGTTGGATTTTCTACTTATAAAATTAATTTAAAAAGAGGGCTTTTGAATAAAGTTGATGATAACTCAATACCATCACTAGCATATTGGTGGTCAGATGGAGATAAAACAGTTTGGGATGTGCTGCAAGAATTATGCAGAGATATTCAAATGAACGCTGTAGTTGATGAGGATAACATTTTAAACTTCTATAGTAGAGATTTTATGTATGATAAGAATAGATCTTCTGTTTGGACATTTACTAGTGAAGATATAAAATCTGGAACAAATTTATCATACGCACCAAACATACAGTCTTTATCAACAAAAGAACTTTTTTCTGCAAATCAAGTTAGAGTAAGGTATGCAACAGCATTTACATCTACAAATAATGAATCATCTTCACCATTATGGAAATCAGATACATCGTTTCTAGGAGCTGGGGCGCTTGCAAAACCAATAACACTTTCTAGTACAGACTTCGAGCTTAATCCAAATACGGTAATTGGCGCCAGAACAGATAGAATCATGGATCAGTTCAACGGATATGTTTTGATTAATGGAGAAATTATTGAATATGATGGAGTATATTATCAATATGTGCCAAAGGGAGAAGATGAATTTGCACCTCCAGTTCTAATTAAAACTCAGTCAGATATATGGAAATATTCATCATTAGCAAAACCAGGATATGAATTTTTTAAGCCAATAAATAGATACAATATTAAAACAAGAGGAGCATTGAAAACTTCTAAAACTACACATGACGTAGCGCCAGATTCATATATAAATCCAAAACCACCTGCCACGCAAAATCCAAACAAGTTTAACATGTGGAATATAACTTTGGCCACACCCGATACCGCTCAGTCTAAAAAAGAATCAGGAAATTATTATATTCCATCTGCACAAGAAGGAAGAAAGATTAAAAAGGGATTTTTGTCAATTCCTAATTTAGATAAAGACAAAAAAAGTTTTAGTATTGCTGTTAAAGAATTTAACTCAATTGACACATCTAAAAACTATTTTGCATTTGGAACAAGAATGTTTTTTGAAAGCCAGCTTAACACTGTAGAGCAAGTAGGGGGAATAGGATTTTGTTTAAACTCTACTGGAACTAATGGATACTTTTTACTAGTAAGAACAACAGCATTTGCAGGATTACAGAAAAACATAATGATTGTAAAAGTTAATCAAAATGGAAAACTTACAGTTTTAAAAGATAGTCAGCAAATTTCTACAAAAACAATGGGAGCAGTAGATCCTGGAGTAGAGTACGGAATCGACGTGTTTGTTAAAAAAACTAGCACACTTAAAAATGAAATAACAGTTTTTATTAATGGGTTTAAGATAACAGCAACCGATAGCGGAACAGATTCCCCAAGTACTTATATACCTCCAATGGCAATTACTAAAAATGTAGGACTTCACTGTGGTCAAGGAACTGCTTATTTTGAGTATGTTTATGCAGATGACATTACTGAAGAGGTATATGAAAAGAATAAAAGCCGTTCTGCTTATGAGCATAATGGTGTTTATTCAGACGATACCCTTTCAATGCTTTATGGAGATATCATTTATAATGATGGAGATACTAGTTCGGATAATGCTGGATCAGTCTTTGAGTTTGGAACAACAGCTAGAGAAATTAAAAAAACAAAAATTTCATATGATGACAGGCCAGCAAAGCCTATTATGTTTAGAACATCTTTAAATAAATATGTAACTCTTTTAGACCAAAAATTGCAGCCATTTGGAGCAGAAGGATATGTTCTAAATAATAGCTCTGTAACAGTACCACTAGACGATAGCAACAACACAAGCTTTTACGTACTTGGAAATTCAATTACTAGGTCTGGTTTTATAGATTACGATACAGATCAGTCAGAAGATTCTTCAAATAAAGAGCCAGTAATATTTCAATCAACCTGGATTCAATCAGAAGCAGACGCTAAAGCGCTGGCAGAATGGATAAAGGCAAGCGTATTGAACAAAGGAAGAGTTGTTGAGATGAGCGTGTTTGGCAATCCTTTAATATCTGCTGGAGATATGGTTAGCATAAGCTACCCAATATTGGGCATGACAGAATTAAACAATAAATATATAGTCACAAAATGCACACTAGAATATAGGGAAGGATTAACTACCTCAATTTCGTGTAGAGCAATCTAATAGCGTAATGGTATAATAAATAAATGGGAATTCAATCAGGAAAGATATCCGTAATATATGACGATGATCCACGCCTAGCCGATGTTTGGAAGGGTAATATTGGAGACACTAAATCTGTTGGAGAGTCAGATGGCTTTGGCGGAGGCGGGGGCGGAGATGATGGCCCAGGAGGCCCAGAAAGACCACAGCTCAGCGATATAATTTTTAAAGGGTTTCTTCCTTATAGCGACTCTTCTAATGTACAAAGAATAAAAGCAAAATTTAGAATTTACAATTCAAGCAAAGAAGAGATAGATGGGTTCGCTCTTGCACTAACTAAGCCAGACACACAGGGAGGAAGACCATGATAACAAAATTTGGAAAAAGATTTTTAACTAGCTATATTGCAGGAACCTCCTCTCTGGATTCAAAAGAGATGGCTTTGGGTATTGCAACAAATTCTGAGTATCCAATATCTGATACAAACTCAAGATTAGGGTTTGAATTCTATAGGGTTCCAATTAGGCAAGGCGGAATTAATATTGATACAACAACATCTCCAACAACTTATACCGTAATTTTTTCTGCTACTCTTCCTACAAACATATCTGGAAAAATTAATGAGATTGGTATATATTCTGGACAATCATATGCTAGACATCTTTATAGTAGCAAGTTTATTTCAAATTTCGAATTGCCTTATGAATGGACTCCAGAGCCAGCGCTAGATCAAGTTAACAGCAGAGTTTTAGATAGCTCTTTAACTTTTACTTCAAACTCTACATCCCCACAAGAGTATACTTATCCACTGTCAAATTTAGATATTTCTGGGTATAACCCACTTGATACAATGTGCCTTTGCTATAAAGCAAATGATGCAAACCTGTCTTCTATAAAGGTTAGACTTTACAGCTCTGATTCAGACTATATACAGTTTACTTTTTCTGGTCATTCGGTAGGGAATAACATTAAGTCTGTATTTATGTCTAGCGGAGTAACAACAGGAACATTTAATCCAGAGAGCGTTAGTAAGGTTGGAGTAATAATTACACCAACATCAGCTCAAACATCTGTATCTATGGATGGCCTTAGAATAAATGACGAGGACACCTTTGACCCAGAATACGGATTAATTGCCAGATCGATACTTGACTCAACAATGATCAAGGTCCTTGGAAGAGAATCTAAGATAGAGTTTAAACTAGATCTGTCGTTTGGAGTCTAGTGTGACTGAACAGTATAAAGATTTAGGAAGAATTACCCAGAGTAAAGACGGAGACTACTGGGAGGTAGAGATATCCGATTTAGATTTTGCTACTCAATACTCTCTAGAAGCAGCCTGGGTATTTTCAGATAAGACCAAAGGCACGAGCCCTTTTTCAGATCCATATAATTTTACAACACCTGAACAAGAAGGCCTTCTGGCCCCACAGTTTAGAGAACAAGACTTAGATGCAATAAGCTCAATACTATACATCAACTGGAGCGGATTAAACTCCAGCCTTGTTCCGTATGATTCTTCAATATTTAAACAAGTTAATGTCTGGATTAAAGGCGGAGATTTTGGAGAACAGTATGTACGCTATGCATCATTTTTTACAAAGGCGGGAACGATACAGATCAATGCAACAAAAGTATCTACATACTGCGTAAAACTTCAGGCAGAAACTAAAGATGGAAAATTTTCACCATTTTCAAATGAATTTTGTGTGACTCTATTAGAGCAGCCAGATCCAGTTTATGAAGTTAGACATGAATGGGTTAAAAGAGATCTAGTGTTATTTTGGAAATTCCCTGTAAATTTACCTAAAAACAGCATGGCTGACTCGTTTGCAGTTCAACTAATTGCGGATGGCAAAGACATTACTTTGTATACAAATGTTGATAAAACTAAAATTCCACCATTAGAGCATAAGATTGTATTTACCGAAGGACGACTGGCAGCTATATTTGGTCAGGTAACTGCATTTCAAACAGACTATGACGCATTTATTTTTGTAAGAGATAAAAATCTGCAAACAAGCACAGTAGTTGGATACAATGTGACTGCATATGTAGATCCACTAACACCACCAGTTATTTCAGCAATAAAAGGTCCTATGTCCTATATTGTTTCATTTACAAATAACTCCGAGTTTGATAAGATATACATAGAAGATAGCACAGATGGCGGAGATACTTGGGTAGATCAGGGCTCGTATACTTCAAATCCAGCTTATGTTCCAACTACAAACTCTCTTGCACGTCAAGTAAGAGCAAGATTTTCTAGAGTGCGTGGAGGGCTTACTGGGTATAGCAATATAGTTTCTGTCACTCCAGATAAAATTGATCCAACAGATGAAACTCCGCCAGCAGTACCCACAGTCAACTTCGTATCTTCAACATCATCAACTATAACTGTTAATATTGTTAACTCAGATACAAGTACTAAATCTCATAGATTAAGATTTAGAGAGAGTGGCGCTACCCTTTACCAAACAGACATTGTTCCGTATACAGCAGCAACTACCCCATATACTTTTGGCGGGCTAAAGCCAAATACAACCTACAATATATCAGCAGCATCATATGATAGCCTAAATAATTTGAGCGCATTTTCTTCAGATATAAATAGCGTAACACAATCATTATCGGCAAATCCTCCAAGTTCAGTTTCTTTAACTGCTGCAGCATCTGGAGTTCTAGGCTCATGGACAGCGCCATCAGTTCAGCCAGCAAGAGTTGACAGGTATAAGATAGAGCTGTGGCAAGATTTATCAACTGATGTTTTAATTACTACACAATTTGCCTTTAGCACAAATATATCATTTGGCGGTCTATCTGCAGGATCATATTACATTAAAGTTCAAACTCAAGATATGTATGGAACACTTAGTGATCCTGTTCAAAGCAGTAGCGTATCGGTATCTGGAGTTGAACCTACCGATGGTCAGGTACCTTCCAGCTCCCCTGCAGCCACAGTAAATCCTTTATACGGAGCACTTGAAGTTAAGTGGACAGCAATAACAAATTCAGATCCTGTAACATATGAAATTCATTTATCCACAACAAATAATTTTACTCCTTCAGTATCAACATTAGCTTTACAGGTTACTGGAACGTTTGCAATAATAAAAACTCTTCCAGGAACATCAACTTCCTTAACATATGGAACAACTTACTATGTAAAAGTATTAGCTAAAGATGCAGATGGTCCTGCAACATCTTATGGAACCCAGGGCTCAGGAATACCATCTGCAATTGATAATGGAGATATTGCTGCAAATGCAATTCGTGCAAACGTAATACGAGCTGGAGAAATAACAGCAGACCAAGTAAACTCCTCAGCTTTACTTGCAAATAAAGTTATTACTGTAGGTGCCAGGTCTGCAGTGGTTACAGGAGCCTCTGTATCTGCAGGAAATATAACATATACAACTTCTGATACTCATGGATTTGGAAACGGGACACTGGTATCAGTAACTGGTATGTCCAACACAGCATTTAATATTACAAGTTTTGCGATACAATCCACAACAACCAATACATTTGTTGTTGTGGTTGGTGGATCTGGAGCTAGTGGGTCTTTATCAAATCAAACAGGAGTTGCAACTTCTACTGTAAATACTGCTATAAAAATAGATGCTTCTGGAACAGGTCTTTCTGCTAGCCCATTTAAGTTATATAGCGGAGTTGGTACGTATGCAGATGCTGGAACAAGTCCAGGAACTCCTTTTTATTTAGATACTACTGGAAAATTTTCTTTAAGAGATAGACTGTATTTTGACGGTGCGGGCTTAACGGTTAATGGAGTGATAAAAGCATCATCTGGTAATTTTGATGGGGCTATGACCGTAAACAATGGAACAATGAAGATAGGAACTTCAGCTGGCGGAGCAACGGGAACCGATGGCTTATATATAAATGCAAACAACTATTGGTACAGCTCTGGAAATATTAAAATAGGAAGTGCTTCTAATCATTTAATTTGGGAGGGTGCAACTCTAAAAGTAACAGGAGAAATAAATGCTGCTTCAGGAAGCATAACTGGCAACTTAACAATGACTGGCGGCGGATCAGTAATTGCCAGAACTGTAGCTAACTCTAATAACAGAGTGAATCTAAATTATCTAGGACTTTATGCTTACGATGCAAGTGGGGCAGAAACAACACAAATAATTTCAAATGCTGAAGCTAACGCTCCTACTTTTAGAACAGATAGAGCTAGAATAGGAAATTGGACTGTAGCGCCAAATACAATATCTTCAAGTAATATAACTCTAACATCTGGATCAAATGCTTCTTCTACATCTATTATTGCTACAAATGGTGGCTCTTATGTTGGAATAAGGCCAAGGGCTACTGATGGCTCAGATATTGTTTTGTGGGCTGGTACAACCAATACTCCAGCAATAAATAGTTCTACAGTAGGCGGACAAGCTGGTTTCCAGGTAAATGCAGATGGTCAACTTTATGCTACGGGAGCAATAATATCTGGAAAGATTACAGTACAAGAGGGTTCATCACTTGGCGGACTATTAAATGATACATCTAAAATTTATTATTCATCAAGTACTCCCCCAGTTCCTGCTACAGGACATAAGAGTGGAGATGCTTGGGTTGATACTGGAAACAACTATATTCTAAAGATATGGAATACTACACTTAATCCACCAGCATGGACGATAGCACAAGATTCAGAATCAGCAAGAACAATAGCTAATTTAAAGAATAGAACATTTTATGCTACACAATTAACAACCCCAACTAGACCTAATCTATCAGGACAATCATTTGTCTCTGGAGATTTGTGGATAAACTCTTCTAATAAAAATAAGCCTTATAGGTATGACGGCTCATCCTGGGTAATAGTCGCAGACGCAGATGCTACAGACGCAATAGAGAAAGCTAATTCAGCATTAGCAAAAGTTACAAACTATGAAGATAGATTTGGTACTGGTGTAAATGCTGGTCTGCTTGAAGATTTAAAAGTAAATACTCAAGGAAGAGGAATATATTCTTCATTTGTAGAATCAGGCAATACTTATGCTAAAAGTTCATATGATAGTACAGTAACTGGATTTTATATTGGATGGGACTCTGGAGCTGGAGTATTGTACCCATCATTAAATATAGGAAACAATAATGCTTTTGTTAAATGGACCAGTAGAGGAACAGGAACTTTAGAAGTAAAAGGAACAATAAGAGCAACAGCGGGAGCGTTTGAAGGAAATGTAACAGCTGGTGCAGGAGCAATAACAATTGGAGCTGGTGGAATTTCTACTGCAAGTGGTAAATTTAGTATTGATACAGCAGGCAATGCATATTTTGGTGGGTCGCTTACATCTGGAACTACATTCAGTCTTGGAAATGGAACATTGTCATATGGTGGTGGAACTAGTGATGTTGTATTAAATGGAGCAACATTAAGTTTTACAGGAGCATCTAATATAATATTTGGAGATGATAATAACTATGGTGGAGATGCGACAGTTGTACTTAATCAAAATGCACAATTAACAAAAGGAAGAGCCTTTCATTATGGAGGAACGACTATACCTACCGTAGCTAACCAGTCAAGACAAATTTATAATAGCAAATTGTCACGGTACGATACTGTACCCTTTGTTGCGGGAGATATATGGATGACGGTAGACTAATATGGGAATATATAGAAAAACAACTCCATCATCTTATCCAAATACACCAGCATCAAATTTTACAGATTCTTCAAAACATTGGCGCAAGCATAAAAATATGTATAGAAGGACTAGCGATAACGAAACAGCTAGTTTAACTACAGTTCCAGGAAGATATACGGATGACACGAGATCCTGGAGAAGAATTAGAGCCTTATACAGATTTACTTCTTCTGGAACATGGCAAAAGATCTTTGGTAAATTTGCTGGACAGCCATATCCTGAGACCTCCGCTTCAATAAGGTATGATAGTTATACTGGTACAGTAGTGGGCGACTTTGCAGAGATGGGACCTGGATCTACATCTATTGCTCAAGGAAGTACTGCTACAACATTTTTGTGGGGAAGAGATGGTCAAGATTGGCAGAATATTGAGACCCTTGCTTCAAGAAGCAGAACTTTTGTGCAGGCTAGCACTCCTGTTGCGGAAACGGCACAACCTATTACAAATGACGAAGGAAACTTTGATGGAGACAAGCTAAGAAATAGTGAATCTGTAATTTTACAATATGACGGAAAGTATGTTTGGTACAGAGACAGAATTACATTATCAAATGGATCAACTGGAACTTCATATAGCCAGCCAGTTAGAATTATTAAGCAGCAACCAGTTATTAACAATTTAGCATTTAAAACAAATAATGATGTTTCAGCAGGCGAAAGAAAAGATGTATCCTTTTCTATTGCAAATCAATGGTACAGATCTATTGACAAAACTAATTCTATGTTTAGATGGTATATATTAGATAGTCAATATGAAACTCCTACACAATCTAAATTGTGGAACTCAACATCTGTATCTTCTGTTATATTAACTGAAAATACTACTGTTCTTACAGGAGAAGATTTTTTTACAATACCAACAACATTTGGTGGAGTATCTACAACTGGCAAATGGCTTCATGTTGAATTAAGATTAAAAAACTCATCTTCAGATACTGATCTTGATTATGCATTAGCTCCATACAATGATGTCACAGACTATGTAGTTGCACAAATTGGTGCAAGTATGCCTTCATTTACATATTCTTTAACTAATATAAGTTCTGTAACTACTCCATCTGCACCTGTCCAGCAGCGAGTATCTGCAACATCAAACACTGTGCTTATTGAAATGAGTTCATCGTTTCCTTCTGATACAGAATCTTATGAGCTTTGGAGTTATGGAGCTGGATCATCAGCTGGAGGAACTTTAGCAGATCCATCTGTTCAAACGGTATCAACTTTAAATCAGTATAACTCTTCAGGAAACTTTGTTCCAACTGGAGGTTCATTTGATACGGTTACAAACATATCTTCTACAGCATCAAATTCTCCAATAAGCACATTTACTAAAGCAATTGGAACATCTAGAGCACTTCGTTTTAACGTTAGCTCAACATCTGGAGCTCAGAGCTGGAAAATAAATTATACAATATCTGGAGCGTCTAGCGGTAATGGTACATTTGCACTAAACACAAATTCTATGCCAGCATCAATTACAATATCTGGTGCTGCTAACCCTACCGTAACAATAACTGGTGTAACAGCATATTCTGATTTAAATCAGATGGGTGCCACTAAAGCAGGAACCGCAGGATCTCAAGTCTCTCTATCAACTATAACAAAGCCTGTTGCATTTTCTACCACATCTACATCTAACTACACTTTTTATACAAACGTTCAAGTTACTGGATCTCAAAGAAGAATAACTCTGCCTTCAGCATTTACTTCAGGAACTAATATATATGTTTCAACAAATGGTTACATAAACTGGGGAGGAATAGAAGAACAATCCGACCCCTTTGGCAGCGTAACAATCCCGTCATTTAATAAATCTGGAATAACAATAGCACCATTAAATGGAGATTTAAGGCAAGGTGCAGTTTCAGCTACTTCAAATACATCAACTGGTGGACTGTGGGTTTTTGCAGACGCTACTAATTATTGGGTAACATGGTGGGGTAACTATTATACTGATGCAACACAGGTTGCAAGATATCAAGTTAAATTTTATTGGAACCAAAGTTATGCAGACGTGTACATTGTAAATAACAGCCTGACAACAATTACTCCAAGCATAGTAGCGGTACAAAATGGAGCAACTGTGTCACAAAGCTGGTCTTCTACAACAGCACAGACATCAACTCTTTTACCAACTGCTTCAATGAATAGGATTTCAACTCAAGATGGGGTTGATGACAATAGAACATTAATTGCAGCAATAGCTAGCCAGCCACCTACTGGAGGCACTACAACAGTTTCTCCTTCTAGCGGGGCGGTTGGTACAGCATTTAGTGCCGAAACATCTGGATGGTCTGGAGCACAACCAATAACTTTTGGATATCAATGGCAAGCCCTTAATAGATTTGGATTCTATTGGGAAACTCTTTCTACCGCATCAACTTTTACTCCGACTGAAGCGCAAAGATCAAACGCTCTTTCCTTTCGTCTTGTATTAACAGCATCAAATGGAATCAGTCCAAACGGCACTACTCTTACTTCATTTTCTGTAACTCAAGCAGCTGTAATTCCAACAATATCAATGTTAGCAAACAGTGGAATTTCTCAAACTGCAGGAACAATTAACTGGAGTTCAACAAATCAAAACACATGGAGCTCAACTGGAACTTTTTCTGGATCTGGATCATCAGAAAAAACATTATCTAAAACTGCACTAGTTGCTGGAACAACCTACACAGGAACAGTAACGGTAACATCGGTAACTGGCAATACCGCATCTGCAAACTACAGTCTTACTACAACTGCTGCTGCATCTGTTCCAGTTAACATATCAGTCCCAACATTATCTGGAGGACTTGCCGTCGGAACCACATTCACATTTGGAGTAGGTCAATGGCTTGGATCTCCTACAAGCTATGACTTGCGCTTATATCGTGGAACTGCTTTTGTTGCCACAAGTGAGACCCTTGTTAAATCAGCTGGTAACGTAACAAGCAGCACTTATGTTATTCCACCAAGTGATTTTAATGACTCTAATAATAGAAAATATTATAGGGCATTTGCTACAGCAACAAATGCGGCAGGAACCTCTAATAATGGAACCTTTACGGCTGGTGAAGAGCTAGGGCCAATAACAAGTGCCCCTGCTACACCAGCACCAGTCCTTTCTACTATAACTGGAGACAACAGCTTGGTACTCGGAGGAACCTTTTCTTGGTCTTTTACAAACTCTCCAACCGCGTACTCTGTTTTTTGCACAGGACCTACTGGAACTGTTTTTACTACAAGTAACGCATACAGCTACAGTGGAACAACTTTCCGACCAGGATACGATGGAAATGGATGGCAAGGGCCTGGAGACTATACAATTTATGTATCTGCTAGAAATGCTGGCGGAGACTCCGCTGTTGCATCATTCACTAAATCTATGAGCTGATGATATTATGCTAAGTAATGAAGAAAAGATATACTTAATTGATTTAAAGATAGGGTTTTGGAATAAACGCCTTGAGGAAAGTATTATGGCTAAGCCAATCTTAAATAATTTGGGTAACCAAGGGAAAATAGAAGAAAATATAATAGACATAGATAACTATGCTAGAATTATAGAGGCGCTAAACCAAGAAAAGAGTTCCTTGACTAATCAAGGTTAAATGCTATAATATGAAAGGAGGAATAAAATGACAACAACACTAACTAACATAGAAAAAAAATCTATTATTGACCAGGCCATTAAGCAGCTAGACTACTCTATTTATGCTTCTGAAATAGAAGTTATTCAGATTTCTGCTGTAACGCCAAGAGACCAAGAGCAGTTTGATGCTTATACAGCAAGAATTGCAAATCTAAATGCCAAGAGATCAGCTCTTGTCGCAGAAGAATTACTATTAACAGAAGAGGAATAAAAAGTGGTAGATAAAGCTGAATTAATTATTACTGCATTGCAACAAAGAATTGGTGAAATAGTTTCTAACTATGAAACTCAAATTGCTGTACTCCGTGCAGAATTAACACAGCTGTCTGAAGAAAAGGATAGCCATCAAAAAGCTGTTGATGAATATTCAAAATCACTAGAGACTAAGTTAGAAGAGGTTTAAAATGACAGAGGTATTTCAAGATGGTGAGCCAGTAGACGCTCAGAAGTTAAGAAAGATGCAAGCCGATATTTCTGCAGCCCTGCTTAAAGCAGAAGATACTTATAGTCTTAGCCAAGCTACGGCAAAAGATGTGTCTGTTTTAAATGTTACCCATACAAAAGCATACAGAGTTGTATTTGAAAATGGATTAAATAAAGACAGCACTGGTAATACAGAGGACATTATCATGGATTGGAATGGATACACTGATGTATTTCTTACAGCCACACCAAGAGGAAATCTTTATAAGTATAATCTTCAATGGTCAATTACTGGAGGAATAGGTGCTTTTAAGCTTACCGTTAACAACAAAAGTGGTGCAGTAATTGGCGGAACTCCAACATTTGATATTATTGCTGCTGGTACAAAACCAAGCAAAACAGCATAACTTCTATTGACAATCTCAATAAATATGTTACAATTAATGTAACATCAAAGTCACGTACCCGTGACTTTTTTACATATTAAGGTAAATAATGAGCAACGATTTAAAGTGGATGATTTCATCCGACCAGCAATTCCCATATCAGGATGATAAAATGATCGCACTTTGGTTTAAAGTTATGAAGTGGTTTAAGCCAGATGTTGTTGACTACCTTGGTGATACGGACGATCAAGCATGCTATAGTAAGTACACAGAAGGAAGATCTGCAGAATTTTTAAATCTTCATAAGACAGATAGCCGAGATTTAATTGTTCCAATGATGCGACATGAAGCAAAAGGCGCAAGAGATTTTTATACAAAGACTAGAGAGATGCTCCCAGAGGCACAGCTATTTTCTGCTCTTGGAAATCACGATGTTAGAATTTTTAATTATGTAGATGCAAAGCTTCCAGATTATATTAATGAGGTTACTCCAGAAGCTCTATGGGGATTAGATTCACTAGGGTATGAATATATTCATTATAATGAATTGCCTAAGCGCCGCTTTGGAGACATCCATGTTCATCATGGTCTCTCTATTGCATCAACAGGATCAGTCCGAAAAGATATGGAAGATCTTCAAATTTCTTTAATTAGAGGGCACTCTCATAGAATTGCTTCCCACTTAGTTACATATGAATTAAGAAATAATGGAGAGGGAGAAACTCTTCGTGGCTATGAACTTGGTCACATGTGCGATGAAAAGGGTCCAGGAATGAAGTACATGCAGCACCACGATTGGCAAAAAGGTTTTGCCATTGCACATATTGTAAATGATTATCCACATATTCAGATGATCCATGTGGCACCAGATTACTCATGTGTTGTTGATGGGAAACTATTTACGCTATGATGAAATGCAATAAATGCCAGGGGAGAGTTTTTGTCGATAGAGTGTTTTCACAAAAATTACACGTAGAGCTTTTCTGCATGATGTGCGGTAAAAGATGGATGATTAATAAGGACACGAGTGCATTAGGTAAATGGATAGAAAAAAGAGAAAACAGTCAGCTAAGAGCATTCGGTATTTCTTCTTAAATAACAAGATACATAAAGTATTAAGTCATTCAAGATCTAAAGACCAAATGGTTGCTTGGTGCTATCCAGATAAAAAGAGATTGCTATACTCTTATTCACAAGTTTTAAAAACTATGGAGAATGCTTATTCAACTAGTCAGGTAGCCCAGATGCTAGGTAAGCATAAAGTTACTATAGAAGATTATATTTTGGACGGGAAGATAAGATATCCTCAAAAGGTATATCCAATAGGTAACCCAGATAGTACATGGTATAAGTTTATGTATAGTGAATCGGACATTATGGACATTCATGAGTTTATATTAGAATCAGGGTATTCTAATAACATGCCTTCAAAAAATGAGATGAAGGCTCTTCTCAAACACAACACTATATTGTATACTAAGACAACAGAAGGGAACTTTGTGCCAGTATGGAAAGCAGAGTAGCACCAGCAAGAGTTGTAGTATGTGAAATATGTAAAAAAGAATTAGTAGTTCGTTGGGGCATTTTTGCCCATGACACTTTAAGCAGACATAGAAAGGCGGAGCACTAATGGAAAAAGGAACTCAAGTTAGAGTAGATCTATCTTTTACACGCAACCTTGGAAACTTTGAAAGCATTAAGATTGGTATCGGAGTTGACGACTTTGTTAGAGAAGGCGAAACAGTAGATGCCGCAGCAGATCGAGTCTATAAGTTTGTAGAAGATAAGCTAATTCAAAAGACACAAGAAGTAGAAGAGGAATTGCGTGGCAGCAAATAAAGAACCCTACATCCTACTTTCTTTGTATTCTAATTTATATGAGGAGGCTTATAAGTCAAAGCCAACAATTAATAGATATAAAGAGAAGTGGGCTATGCAGGATGTAATTGATAGCATAGGGTTTGATAGAGCTAAAGACGTATTAGAATATTATTTTAAGACTGGGAAGAACAGACACCCACTTAATTTCTTTTACAATAATTTTGACAGAATAGAAGACATGATGATTCAAATTAAAGAAGATAAAGTTAACAGAAGCCGTCTGTTGCAAGAAACTAAAAGAATGGTTGAGGATAATTAGTGAATACAGAAGCAGAACTAATTTCAGCAGTTTGTAAAAACAAAGACATAAGCACCATTCTTGCAGATAATTCAGACGACCTATTTGTATCTCATAAAGATATCTGGGAAGGCCTCAAGTCATACTATTATAAGTTTAGGGCAGTTCCAGAGGTTGGAATTTTGCAGGATAAGTTTAAAGACTTTGAGCCAGTTGAAACAAAAGGGGAGACTGGATACTATTTAGACAAACTAAAAAATGAATTTGTGGGCAACAAGCTAAAGACAATTCTTATGCAGGCTGGCTCATCTCTAAAAGAAGATGCACCATCTAGAGTGCTTGGAACAATGCAGTCTCAATTAGCAAACTTAAGTAGATACACTAATAATGTTAAAGACTTAGATATCACAGACCTTGACTCAGCTGAAAGACACTATGAGTCAGTTAAAACTAGATCTCTAGCAATGGGAGGAAGCCCAGGAATTTTAACTGGCTTTGAAGCTATAGATAAGGCCTACCCAACTGGTATGGCTCCAGGTCACCTCATTGTTGCAATTGGATGGCCAGGCCGAGGAAAGACATGGTTCACATCTTACTTGGCATGCAAAGCTTGGGAGCAAGGGTTTAAGCCAATGATTGTTTCTCTTGAAATGGCTCCAGAAAATATGCGAGATCGAATTTACACAATGCTAGGATCTGGATTATTCAGAGCCAGCGATCTTTCTAAGGGTGATATTAACATTGATGATTTTAAAACTTGGGGAAAGAAAAAAACCGAAGGTAAGAATAGTTTTATCCTTGTCTCAAATGAAGGTGCTGGAGAAGTAACACCAGCAACTATTCAAGGAAAGATCGATCAACATAAACCAGATCTAGTTATCCTTGACTACCATCAGCTGTTCAATGATAATAAGAGAAGCAATTCTGAAGTTGAAAGAAATAGAAATATCTCAAGAGACTTCAAACTCCTTGCTGTAACAAATGGAATTCCTATTATTGATATTACTGCTGCAACTGCAGATGATATCTCAGATCAAAAGGAACCCCCAATGATGAGTCAGGTTGCATGGTCAAAAGCCATTGAGTATGATGCTGATATGGCTATTGCAATTCATAAGCATGCCAATACAGATCTTATTGAGGTTGTCTCTAGAAAGAATAGACATGGACATGACTTTAGGTTCTTCCTTGACTGGGATATAAATAGGGGAGTAATTACTCCAATCTATGAAGACCTTCCAGAGCTGAGCAAGTGACCCATAAAAATATTAAAAGGTTTCAGATAAGAGTTGAGTTTTTAGATGATTCTGACATGATCAGAATTAAAAAACAATATGAAGATTTGCTTGTAAGCCAAATGAAAGATTCTGGATACGCCAGGGTACTTGACATAGACCCAGCTTTTTCGGTAGAATTTGACGGACAGACATGGAAGTTCTTAATGACTCTCCATGGAGTTTATGTAGGAAAGAAGAAAGCATGGCAATTAGAGGGTATGACACAAGGAAAGTTGATACAACGGAATATTCCCATGCCCACGTAAGGTCAATAGTACAAAGCCTAGGAATAGATATGGTTGGAGAAACATCCAACGACTTTTTAGCATACTGCCCATTTCATTCAAATAGACACACATCAAGCTTTAGTATAAGTAAAACAAAGGGTGCCTACATTTGTTTTAACCCTTCTTGCGGTGAGGCTGGAACCTTAAACGATCTAGTAAAAAAGATTTTAAACAAAAATGAATTTCAGTCTTTAAGATATATTGAATCAAAGCAGTCTGAGTCGCTAGAAAACTTTGATGAATCATTAAAGGATATCTTAGAAGATAAGCCAGACTTTATTGAATTTCCAGCAGACAAATTGATTAACTTGCATAATGGATTAATTAATAGCAACAAAGCTCAGGAATATTTAAAGTCTCGTGGTATTGATTTAGATTCAATTAAACATTTTTCATTAGGATATTCAGACAATATGGACATGATAACTGTCCCAGTTCATAGCCCAGACGGGGTAGCAGTAGGTGTTGTTGGTAGATCTATTTCTGATAAGAGATTTAAGAATAGCAAAGACCTTCCAAGAAGTAAGACTATGTTTAATATACACCGTGCTAAAAAAATTGGAGATAGGGTTATTGTTGTAGAGTCCAGTTTTGATGCAATTCGTGTTCACCAAGCTGGGTTTCCAAATGTTGTTGCTACGCTTGGTGGTCACATATCTGGACAAAACCTTAGTCTATTAAATAGATATTTTAATACAGTTATTATTATGACAGATGCAGACAAGGCGGGAAGAGATTTAGGCTCAACAATTGCATATAAACTAAGTAACAAAAACATCTTGTGGGCATCGCATTCTTATGGTAGAATATATCCAGAGGGTGTAAAAGATGCAGGTGATATGTCTGATGAAGATATTAAAGCCTGTATAACAAATGCCATATCTAATTTCGAATATAGAACATAACCTCACAAAATTTGTGGTCACAAACGGATATATACCGTTACATACATAAGGAGAAATACATGTCAAAAATCGTAGGACTAGCAGGAATGGCAAGAGCCATGGAAAAGACTTCATATTCAAATGGAGAAGATAGTAAAGCAAAGTGGTTAAAGATTGAAGATGGAGAAAAGGTAATTATTAGATTTCTTCAGGAGTTAGATCCAAATTCTCCAAACTATGACGCTAAGCTAGGCTACGGCTTCTTTGCTGTAGAACATACAAGCCCAAAGGATTACAGACGAAAAGCTTTATGCTCCTTTGATGATGAAGGCAGATGCTACGGCTGTGAACAAAATAGATCAAATCCAAAGACCAACTGGAATGCCAAAAAACGAATGTATGTTAACGTTTTAGTAAATGATGGAAAAAATGATCCATACGTTGCAATTCTTTCACAGGGAATTAGCGGTAAGACAATAACTCCAACAGTAGCTGAATATGCTGAGCTAACTGGAAGTATTACCAACCTAACATGGCAAATAAAGAGGTCTGGAACAAAAACAGACACTAGCTACACAATTATCCCTATCCCTGCAGCTAAAGATGAAAAGCCATTTGACTTTTCTTCTGTCGAGTTGTTTGATTTGGACAAGACAGCAGTTCGTAGCGTACCATACTCAGAGCAAGCATCATTTTATACAGGTGAATCATCTCAAGAAGAACGAGAGTCTTCATCAACAAGCAGCAGCGTAGACTGGTAAGAGAGAGTATAGGCGGAGAATTAAGTTGAACTTCACACATTTGCATGTGCATTCTTTCTATTCATTAATGGATGGGCTTAATTCTCCTGCCGAGCTCGTAAAAGCTGCAAAAGAAGCTGGACAAACTTCCCTGGCGATTACTGACCATGGAACATTGTCTTCTCACCGAGAAATGCAAATAGCCTGCAAAGAGCAAGGAATCAAGCCAATACTTGGGGTTGAGGCATATATTTCACCCACAGATAGATTTGATAGATCTTCAAAGACTGATAAATCTATTCAGGCTTACAATCACATTATTCTTTTAGCTAAAAATAAAAAGGGCTTAGAGAATATAAACACACTCCAAGAGCTTGCTTGGACAGAAGGCTTTTATCACAAGCCAAGAATTGACAGAGAGGTTTTAAACGATTATGCAGAAGGTATTATTGTATTGTCTGGATGTCTTAACGGTCTTATTTCTAAGGCTATTGAAAAAGGCGAGTTCTCTGAAGCTAAAATGGTTCTCAAAGATTTTCAGAAAACTTTTGGTAAAGACTTTTATGTTGAGGTTCAATCTCACAACCCCGAAGAAATAAACTCAAAGCTTCTTGAATTTGCAGATGAGCTGGGAATCAAGGCGGTGGCAACAGGTGATGCCCACTTTGCTAAAGAAGAAGATAGAGTACTAGAAGAAGCAATGCTTATTTTATCAACATCTCCTAAGTCAGATAAAGATGCAGATTTTGAAATGTCTAGACAAATGCCAGATATGCTGGATAGATTTAATTACTTGTATCCAGACCGTAGAATATCATTTCAAGACTATAATCTATTTATTCAAAGTAGGTCTGAAATTGAGGCGGACTTTAATAAGGCAGGCATTACTCGTACAGATATATATGATAATACAATGGAGATTGCAGACAAGATTGAGGAATATGACTTCTATGAGGGGCTAGATCTGCTACCTATCCCAAAGACCAATGCTGACAAGAAACTGTCTGATATGGCCTTAGAAGGCCTTAAAAGACTATCCCTAGACAAAGATCAGGTCTACTTGGATAGAATTGCAGAAGAGTTATCTATAATTAAAGATAAGGCATTTGCTTCATATTTCCTAGTTGTGGCAGATATGATTACATGGGCTAAGTCAAATAATATTATGGTTGGACCAGGTCGTGGTTCTGCAGCTGGCTCATTGGTTTGCTATGCTCTTGGGATTACAGATGTAGATCCAATTAAATATGATCTTCTGTTTTTTAGATTTATTAATCCAGAACGTAATGACTTTCCAGATATTGATACCGACTTTGAAGACCGCCGTCGCAAAGAGGTAAAGGATTACTTAAAGAAAAAGTTTAAGCACGTTGCATCAATTTCTACATTTACTTATTTTAAAGATAAGGGTGTTATTAGAGATGCTGCTAGAGTATTTATGGTTCCACTTTCAGATGTTAACCGTGCAATGAAATCAATTGATACCTTTGAAGACTTTATGGATTCTCCTAATACAAAAGAGTTTAGAGCAAAGTATCCAGAAGTAACTTGGCTTGCAGAAAGACTTCGTGGAAAAATTCGAAGTGTTGGAGTACATGCTGCAGGTGTTGTAGTGGCAAAAGATGATTTGAGAAAGTATGCGCCAATAGAGTCCAGAGCTGATGCAAACGATGAAGTCTCTGGAAGAATTCCAGTCGTGGCATACGATATGGATACGGTTGCAGATATAGGTCTTATTAAGCTAGATGCCCTAGGCCTTAAGACTTTATCTGTGATCTCTGACACTTTAAAATCAATTAAGAATAGAACTGGCAAAGACATTAATCTTTATGACATTGCCCTAGATGATGAAAATGTTTATAAGATTTTTAACGATGGGTACACAAAGGGAGTGTTTCAAGCAGAAGCAACACCATATACAAACTTGCTTATAAAAATGCGTGTTGATAAATTTGAAGACTTAGCTGCATCCAATGCTTTGGTCAGACCAGGAGCAATGAATACAGTTGGCGCATCTTACATTAAACGAAAGCACGGCAATGAGGCAGTTAACTATATCCACCCAATCATGAAGCCGTTTACTGAAAACACATATGGGGTGATTATATATCAAGAGCAGGTTATGCAAGCATGCGTACACCTAGGAGGAATGACTTGGTCAGAGGCTGACAAGGTTAGAAAGGTTATTGGTAAAAAGCAAGATGCAAAAGAACTCAGTCCATTCAAAGATAAATTTATTCAAGGCGCTAAAAAGCATATCAGCGCAGAAGAAGCAGATAACCTCTGGAAAACATTTGAAGCTCACGCTGGATACTCATTCAATCGTAGTCACGCTGTCGCTTATTCTATGCTTTCTTATTATACCGCTTGGCTTAAGTGCTATTATCCTTTGGAATTTTTATTCTCGATCCTCAAAAACGAAGGTGACAAAGACGCCAGAACAGGCTATTTGATTGAAGCAAAAAGACTTGGTATTAAAGTAAAGCTTCCGCATGTAAATGAGTCTGATGTAAACTTTTCACTACAAAAGGATTCAATTAGATTTGGATTAGCAGAGATTAAATTTATTTCAGATAGTATTGCAAATAAAATTATAGAAAAGAGACCATATGAAAACTACAAAGACTTTGTTGACAAAGCATCCAAGAAAGGTAGCGGCATTAATTCTAGGGCCATTGCTTCTCTTAACTCTATTGGGGGCGCTGCTTTTGATGATAACCCTAGAAGCGGTAAAGAAGCCGAGTCTTATTACGAATTTTTAGGAATACCTTCATTTAACCTTTCCAACTTAGACCCAAAGATTAAAGCGCAAGCTAGACCGATTGATGAATTTGAAGAGCTGGGATCATTCGTAATGTTTGGTATGGCCAAAAGCATCAAGCGTGGTAATGGCTGGTCAAGAATTGAACTTGTCGATGAAAGTGGATCTGTAGGATTATTCGATATAGAGCAAACAAAAATAGAAACAAACAAAATGTATTTTGTTCTTGTTGGCGACAATAGAATATCTAGATATGTAGAGGTTGATTTAATTAATAAAGATTCCGATGATGCTTTTGTTAAATACTTGTATGCAAAATCCTACCCTATTGACGAAAATCAGAGGTTTGTGATAAGCTATACACCATATAAAACAAAAGCTGGCAAGACTATGGCTCACCTTGTTATGTCAGATAAAGATAAGAATTTAAATAGAGCAATTGTATTTTCAAGCATGTATCCACTTTCGTTGGCAAAGATGCGAGAAGGAATGGTATGCGAGCCAGTTCTAAAAACTTTAGAAGATGGAACACTTATGGTTAAGGAAGTAAAATGACATATAACGCAGAAGATGTATTTAAGACAATGAATGCCTCTAGAGTTTTAGTGGCTATATTAAGTAAAATAGGCTCTGTTGAAATATCAACTGAAGATTTTATGAAGACAACAAGTGATGATATGCAGCTTTCGGTTACATATAATGACGAAGGCCTATCTTTTGAGTTTAAGCTAGAGCCACTAGGAGTTAAATCTGACTACGAATTGGCTAACGATTAATTAAATGGACATGAACCTAGATGATATTTTAGCAAAACTTGACCCCAAGACTAGAGCAAGAGTACAGTCTGCAGTTGATATCCAAGTAGACAGGCAGCCAACACCAAGCATCGGACTGACCTTTGCTTTAAATGGAGGCTTTGCTTATGGCCGACAAATATTAGTTTGGGGAAATAAGTCAGCAGGAAAATCTTCGTTCTGTCTACAAATGATTGCACTTGCACAAAAAGAAGGAAAGACTTGTGCTTGGATTGATGCAGAGCATTCTTATGATCCAGAGTGGGCAGAAAAACTTGGAGTTAACTCAAAAGAATTAATATACTCTCCAGCTAAAACTGTTAATGACATGGTGGATGTTGCAACAAAGCTCATGGAGGCTGGTGTAGATCTAATTGTAGTTGATTCAATCTCAGCACTTCTTCCAGCCATATACTTTGAAAAAGACGGAAATGAAATGAAAGATTTGCAAGACACAAAGCAAATTGGCGCTGAAGCTAAGGACATGACCCACGCAGTCAAAATGTTAAATTATGCAAACAAAAATACGCTACTCGTTCTTATATCGCAGCAAAGAAATCAGTTTGGATCTATGCATGCCAGCCACATCCCAACAGGAGGAATGGCTGTTAAGTTCTTCTCCTCTACCGTTATCAAGCTCTGGTCTTCAGAAGCTGAGGCTAATGCTATTAAAGCAGGTGTTAAGGTTGGCGACAAGATTATTGAACAAAGAGTTGGAAGGCCCGTTAACTGGATTGTTGATTATAACAAACTCGGTCCCCCTAACCTCTCTGGCCAATACGACTTCTACTATCAAGGAGAGTCACTTGGCATAGATCTTGTCGGAGAAACTCTTGACGTTGCAGAAATGTGCGGGATAATAGAAAAAGGTGGAGCATGGTATACAGTAAATGGAGAACGTTTTCAAGGACGTGCAAAGGCTGTAGCGTATTTAAAGGAAAATCCAGATGTTGTAGACAAATTAATAGGAGAAATAAATGCCAAATCTTAATGAATTTTTTGCTTCTAAACCTAAAGATGTTCAAGATCAAAGGGTTGAGAAAATAGAACAAGAAAGACCATGTAGTAAATGCGAGTTGTCAGCTCCATTTTATAATTTTAATCAAGCTACATTAGAAATGTATTGGACATGCTCTAATGGACATGAAACAAAGCATAAGCTTAATTAATGTCGGAGAGAGCAGAAGTAAAAAGAGATGGCGCCAAGGCACAAAAAAATAGTGGTCGCGGTGAATATCAAAAAGGTGATGCTAAATGGAGAAATTTTGTAGTAGACTACAAAGAGGCCAAAGCATCATTTACTTTAAACAAAGATGTATGGGCTAAAATCTGTACAGATACTTTTAAGGTAAGCAGGGACATGCATCCTGCTCTTAAAATTATTATAGGAGGGGATTCCAAGGTCCGTCTTGGAATCATAGAGTGGTCAGTCTTAGAAGAACTGATTACATTTTGGGAGGAAAATAAAAATGGCTAATCCAATTATTACAATCGTAGGCAGAGTTGGCAGCGAACCAGAAACTGTAGGATCTAATGGTCTTCGTTTTAGAGTTGCAACAAATGATCGTGTTAAGAATGATACTACTGGTGAGTGGGAAGATAAGAATACCTCTTGGTGGACAGTCAAGGCTTGGCGCACACTTGCAGAGCAGTCAAAACAGGTAATTAAAAAGGGCATGGAAGTTATTATTGTAGGAAAGATTTATGAAGAAAGCTGGACTGATAAAGAAGGCATTAAGCGCACCTCATATGAGATTAATGCTGATTCTATTTCCGTAACAGCATACACATTATCTAAGGATAAGGCTCCAACCAACAGCGATTTCCCTTCATATAAAACATATGCCGAGGTTCCATTCTAATGATATACTTTATTTATGGAGCCTTACTTGGCTTTGTTATTGGGTATGGAGTAGGTTTATTGATGGATAAGTGGGATAAAAAGATTAAAAATGACAGAGGATAAAAACACATTAGAGTTAATTAACTCTATAACTGAGTTCAATGATCTGCATGAGTATATGAATGATGCTCAGCTAGACAGAGCATTGGCTGTTATTGTAAAGCTTTTGTTAAACCCAGATGTGCCTGCCGCTAAAGCCCCACAGCTCATTATTGAGCTACAGGCAATGTCAACCAAGTTTGCCATGATGGCTTCTTACTATTCAACAATAGCAAAAGATAAAGCGGGAACTATGAATAATAATAAAAAGAATATTTATTATTCAGCAAAGGAGTCCATAGACAAACTTGTAGATGCACTTAAGTATGTCGTTAGGTATAATTTGTAATGGGTAGAAACATAGTTAAAAATTTAAAGTTTAAAAAGCACACTGGTAAGTTTTTTGATCCAGAGCTTTTTGCATCAATGCTTGATGAGTCATATAAAAATACTAAAAGAGCGGATGGAGAAATGACCAAGAAATCTTTTAGCCCAAGCTCTTTGGGTTATGGTCATGGAACATGCCCAAGGTATTGGTATATGGCTTTTTCTGGCGCAGTCTTTATTGACAATAATGATGCTGTTGCAGTCGCTAACATGGCTCAGGGTACCCAGGCCCACGAGAGACTTCAGAACTTAATTAAAACTATGCCTCAATGGGTTGCAGAAGAAGAAGAGATCGTTAACGAGTACCCACCAATTCGTGGATTTATTGATCTAATTATGGAATATGATAACGAGACAGTAATAGGTGAGATAAAAACTGCAAAGCAAGAGGTATGGGATGCTAGGCAGGCAGAAATGAGTCCTTCACCTAACCACTTGCTTCAGATATTAACCTATATGAAGCTAAAAAATGCCAAAGAGGGATTTTTTCTTTATGAAAATAAAAATACTCAAGAGATATTAATAATTCCAGTATCAATGAACGAGAGAAATACAAAGATTATTGAAGATACTTTCCTTTGGATGAGAGAAGTATGGGATAACTTTAAAGACGGTGACCTACCAATGAAGCCAGAAGGTGCAACAAAAACTAAGATGCCATGCACATACTGCCCAATTAAAAAGGAATGCTATTCAAAAGATACTCCTACTGGAACTGTTCAAATAGAAAGATTTAAGGTTCCTTCATAATGATATGTGCTAATCCAGATTGTACAAATGGCAAAGAGTTTACTCCAAAAACTCATAATCAGAAATATTGTGGAGATGATTGTTGTAGGATTGCAACCAATAAAAAGATTATGGAAAAGTACTATGAAAAAAAAGCAATTAGATCGGGACAAAAAAGATACTGCAAGTCATGCAAAGCATCTTTAAGTAGGTATAACACCTTAGACATATGCTCTAAGTGTGAAAAAGATAATTCTAAATCTGATAGGGATAAGATATTGAGGATGATAAGTGACGCTGGCGAAGCTTTCTAGAACCAAAGCAAGTAGAGTCCTTGGTATAGATGCATCAACATCTTCTGTAGCTTTCTGCCTTATTGAAGGGGATAAACCAGTAAAGTGGGGGAAAATTAATCTTGTAGGAAATGACATATATGAGAAGATATATAATGCTAAAAATAGAGTTGCCATGATGCTAGATGAATTAAAGAGTGATTATATTGCAATTGAGGGGGCTATACTTGTCAGATCTCCAGATGCTGTGATAAAATTATCATATGTTTATGGCGTTGTTATTGCTGAGCTTATGTCTACGGGCGCTTCAGTTATTACTATATCTCCCAGCTCTTGGCAGTCGTATATTGGGAACAAGAACCCGACTAAAGAAGAGAAGGCGGCAATACGCTTAGCTAATCCAGGATACGCAGATTCATGGTATAAAAACCAATTAAGAAATATGCGTAAGCAAAGAACGGCAGATTACTTTAACAAAAAGCATGGTCTATCTATAGAAGATTTTGATGTAGCTGATGCATTCGGCATCGCCTATTACGCTAGAGAGGTTCTAACAAATAAATGACACAGGTATTTAACGAAATAAGCGCACAGGAAGAATTCGTTCTAGAGCTTCTTGAGAATAAAAAAGGTGGGCATTACGTTGAGCTAGGAGCGTTCCATTCAAAAAATGGAAGCAACACAAATAAATTAGAGAATGAATTTGATTGGAAGGGCGTCTCCTTTGAAATAAAAGAAGACTTAAGGAAAGAGTTTAATGATAATAGATCTAATCCTTGCATGGGAGATGCTCTAGACTTTAACTACATTTCTTACTTTGAAGAAAATTTATTTCCAAAACAAATAGATTATTTACAGGTTGACATAGATTCTGGATATAAGCCAGATGGAAGGCCAGACGGAAGTGCCTACACAAGCTTGCATGGCCTGCTGGCTGTTCCATTAAATTCATATAGGTTTACAGTTATAACATTTGAACACGACGCTAATATGTATTGGAGAAATATTGGAATGAGAGATGTTCAGAGAGAGATACTAGACTCGCTTGGGTACTCGCTTGTTGTTAGAACAGAGTCAGAAGATTGGTGGGTGGACCCAAGCGTTATCGATTTAGCATCATATCGAAAGCATTTTAAATGGGATCATCTGTGAAAATGTATAAGAATAAAGATTGGCTTCATAGAAGGTACGTTGTTCAAAAAAAGAGCATGGAAGAAATTGCACATGAATGTGGCGTAACGGTTATGACCATATACAGAGCATTAAAAGAAAAGGGATTAATAAAATGAATCCAACACCAGTTTTTGAAGATTCAAAACAATTTAAATATGATGACCTATATTTGCTTACAGTTGGAACTGAAGCTGGTCATGAAATTTTAACAACCTGCCTTGATATTGCTCAGATGCTCATTAAGAAAAATATTTCATATGGGAATTCAGCCTTAGATCCAGTTCGTATATTTTCCAAGGCGGGTCCAAGAGAGCAGTTATACGTTAGAATTGATGATAAATTAAATAGACTTATTAAGGGTAAGGAATACCCAGGAGATAATGATATTGATGATCTTATTGGCTACCTTATATTATTAAAGGTTGCTAAGGAATTTGCTATTTCAGTCGACTAGAAGTATAATAAAGTCATATGGAAATCGAATTAGCTGATCATTTTGATCGCATGAACAAAGTAGTTGAAGAACTACTTAGAGGAAACAACCCTACCCAAATTGCCACCCTGACAGGCCTTAAGAGGGCAGATGTTATTGGTTTGATAGATGAGTGGAAGAGCGTCGTACACAACGACACATCAGCCCGTGAACGTGCTAAGGAGGCTATCTCTGGAGCAGACCAGCACTATGCAATGCTTATCAAAGAAGCTTGGAAGACAGTTGAAGATGCAGATCAGGCTGGCCAGCTTAGTGTTAAATCTGGAGCGCTAAAACTAATTGCTGATATTGAAGGAAAAAGAATTGGCATGCTGCAGGAAGTCGGTCTATTAGATAACGCTGAAATGGCAGGACAAATAGCAGAGGCGGAAAGAAAGCAAGAAGTCTTAGTTAAGATTCTAAAAGAAGTAACTGCAACTTGCCCTAAGTGTAAAATGGAAGTGGCCAAGCGTCTATCACAAATTACTGGAATTGTTGAGCCTATAGAGATTATTGAGGAAGTCAGTGGAATTTAATTTTGATGACCTCATTGATATACTTGACGGAGAAGAGTTTGAAGAAAGACCTGTCGATTTAAGAACGTTCGTAACAGATAAAAACTATCTAGGTCTTCCTGAGTTATCTGAGAATCAATATACTCTTATAGAAAAATCCTCTCAGATATATAAAGAGTCAACTTTGATTAAGCTATTCGGAGAAAAAGAAGGATCATTAAGATATAGGCAGACATGCAATGAGGTTGTTGCTCAATTGGGTAAGGGTAGCGGAAAAGATTATTGCTCAACTATATCTGTAGCCTATATAGTATATTTACTATTGTGCCTTAAAGACCCAGCATCTTATTATGGCAAGCCTCCAGGTGACTCAATTGATATTATTAACATAGCTATTAACGCTCAGCAAGCAAACAATGTATTTTTTAAAGGATTTAAAAATAGAGTAACACATTCACCGTGGTTCATAGGAAAGTACTTTGAAAAAGCTTCAGAAATAAAATTTGATAAGAATGTTACTGTTTATTCTGGACACTCAGAAAGAGAAGCGTTTGAAGGTTATAACGTTCTTGTAGCGGTCCTTGATGAGATTTCAGGCTTTGCTCTAGACAGTACAAGCGGTCACGATCAAGCAAAGACTGCAAGTGGTATATATGACATGTACAGGGCCTCTGTAGATTCTCGCTTTCCAGATTACGGAAAGGTAATCCTTCTTTCGTTCCCACGCTTTAAGAATGATTACATTCAGCAAAGGTATGATGAAATTATTTCAGAAAAAGAAGTTATATCGAGATCGCATAGATTTAAATTAGATCAAGACCTTCCAGAGAATACAGTAGGAAACGAGTTTGATATATTTTGGGATGAAGATCACATTGTATCTTATAAGTATCCAAGAGTTTATGCAATACGTAGGCCAACATGGGAAGTTAATCCAACAAGAAGCATAGAAGATTTTAAAATTGCATTTTATAGAGACGTAACAGATGCCCTAGGAAGATTTGCTTGCATGCCACCAGAAGCAATTGATGCATTTTTTAAGTCTCGTGAAAAAATTGAGATGGCGTTTAACGATCTATCAATAGCTGTAGATGGGTTCGGAAGATTTGAAGAATGGTTCCTTCCAGAAGAAGACAAGGATTACTACATACATGTTGACTTAGCTCAAAAGCATGACCATTGTGCTGTATCTATGGCCCATATTGAAAAATTTGTTAGCGTAAAAGTTACAGACACTTACTCTCAACCAGCCCCAATTGTTAAGGTGGATGCTGTAATGTACTGGACACCCACATCGGATAAGTCAGTAGACTTTGCCGAAGTTAGAGACTATATTTTATCTTTAAGATCCAGAGGGTTTAACATTAGAATATGCACATTTGACAGATGGAACTCTCATGATATGATGCAGCAGCTTAAGCAGTATGGAATAAATACCGAAACACTATCTGTAGCTAAAAAACATTACGATGATATGGCTATGGTTGTTTTAGAAGAAAGACTAAAAGGACCACACATACCATTACTCGTAGATGAATTGTTAGAGTTAAGAATTATGCGTGATAAGGTTGATCACCCCAGAAAAGGTTCTAAGGACTTAGCTGACGCAGTTTGCGGGTCTATATATAATGCAATTAGTTTAACCAGGTCGGCATTTGGAGACATAGAAGTTCATGATTATTCATCTGTTAAGAAACAGTATAGAGAATCTATTGCAGCAGATGCCCCTAATTTAATTAGAGCACCCTCTCAAATGCCAAGAGATCTTTCTGATGCACTAAGTGGAATGGAAATAGTATGAGTATATATCAAGAAAAAGCTAAAGAGTGTAAGTGTTGCAGTAAGCATGTGCCTCTTCCAACAAGATTAAAAGAATATGGTGGAGTTCTGGTTTGCCCAACAACATTCGACAACATTCATGAGTATAAAAGAGTATGGTCTGATATTGGTCACAGGCCACCAGGAAGTATTAGAAAACATTTTTCAGAGTATGTTCAGCAAATAGTTGAGCAATCTATTGACAAAACTGATAGTAAAATACTATAATTCAACTAGGCAACAATAGCTTAGTTGGTTAAAGCCCCGAACTCATAATTCGGTAATCGTAGGTTCAAGTCCTACTTGTTGCACAGAGAGGTAGTAATGTCAAAACCATTTGATGAAGAAGACGAAGAAGAACTAATGATTAAAGTTCAGCACTATATAGATATTGGTGCAATAAAAATTGTTGGATTTTCAAAAGACGGCGAAGCAATATTCGAGCTAAATGAAAATGTAACTCCTTTGCTTGCCCCAGATTTATGGGAAGCCCATGAGCAATACATAGAGTCAGAGCTAATAGACCTATTAAACAATGATTTAATGCAGGTTGAGTATGACGAAGATCTTCGGGCTACATATAACTTTACAAAAGAGGGATATGATATCGCAAAAGAAAAAGGTATCATTCCATTGGAAACCCTTGAGGAATATGATTTTTAATAGTATAATTTAATTTTACCTCTGTAGCTCAGAGGAAGAGCAACAGACTTCTAATCTGTTGGTCGCTGGTTCGATTCCAGCCAGGGGTACGATGTTCCTATAGCTCAGCTGGTAGAGCAGCAGACTTTTAATCTGCGGGTCGATGGTTCGAGACCATCTGGGGACACAAGATTCGGAGGCACTATGAAAAAAGCAATCATTACAGGAGTAAGTGGCGGAGTAGGCAACCTACTTGCACACACGCTATCTAAAAATGGCTACTTTGTAATTGGAACCTCAAGACATCCAGAAGGAATATCTAATTTAAATTCTGAAAATATAAAAATTGAACACCTAGATCTATCAGATGATAAAAGCATTAGTAATTTTTATAACAAATATAAGGATGAGACCATAGACCTGATTGTAAACAATGCTTCATGTGCAGGAATAGATGGCGCTAAAACCATTTCTAAAGAAACTACTGATAACTTTATGCATTCATATATGGTTAATGTTGCTGGTCCAATGTATTTGTCAAAACTTTTTATATCAAACCTTAAAAAATCTGACAATGCCACCATTATATTTATATCTTCATTTGCAAAAAAACACTTTTATCCTGGCGGAGGAAACTATGCTACCTCAAAGCTATCAATATCTGGACTTGCAAAATTATTTAGGCTAGAGCTATCTCATTTTAAAGTAAAGGTTACAGAAATATGTCCAGCAGCAATCAATACCCATCAGCATAACGATGGGGCATTAGAAGCAGAAGATATAGCAAATGCTATATTGTGGATAAGTGAATTGCCTCAAAGATGCAATATAGATCTTATTGAAATATCCCCCTCTATTGTTTCACAGGGTTAATTGTGATATACTTATAAAGGCTGCCAAATGGGGCCTAAATTAACTTATTCGCTTGAAAGGGGAATAAAATGGTAACACAATTTGCTATGGATCTATTTAAGGATCCATTTTTTATTGGCTTCAACAGAGAGTTGGAGCGTTTCAATAGTCTTAGTAAGGTAAACAATACGGCATTCCCGCCATATGATTTGCTAAAGCTAGACGAAGATAACTATCAGTTAACGCTGGCAGTTGCTGGATTCACAAGAGAAGATCTGACTGTGTCAATTGAAGACGGAAGTCTTTGGATCACAGGTGAAATTACAGAGGTAACAGATGCAGAAATTGTCCACAAGGGAATCGCTGCACGTAAGTTCACAAGAATCTTTGAACTAAGTGAATACATGGAAGTTTCTAGTGTAGAGCTAAAGGATGGCATGTTGCATATCCGTGTAGTTAGAAATCTACCAAAAGAAAAACAACCAAAAATTCTAAAAATTAAATAACCGTGAGACCTGGGTATGTCTAAAAACTGCCCTTCTAACAGAAAGATTAAAATGATTATACAAATTATTGGACTACCAGGATCTGGGAAAACAGAATTAGCTAAAGCACTTAAAGAAAGAATAAATGCAATTCATTTAAATGCAGATGAAGTTCGTGCAACTATTAATTCAGATCTTAGTTTTACCGCAGAAGATAGAATTGAGCATGCTCGTCGTATGGGTGAGACTGCAAGACTTATTGCAAAGCAAGGTGTGGCCCCAGCAATTGTAGACTTTGTTTGCCCAACTGATTTAACTCGTGCAGCTTTTGGCAAGCCAGACATTATGATATTTATGGACACAATTGCTGAAGGACGTTTTGAAGATACAAATAAGATGTTTGAGAGACCAACAGAATTTGATGCAACATTTGAAGACCATAGGCTGTCTGCTGAACAAAAAGCAACTGTAATAATTAAATATTTTAATCTTCATGACTGGTCTGCACCTACAACATTGATGCTTGGTAGGTACCAGCCTTGGCATGAAGGCCACCACGCTCTATACAAAGAGGCTGGGAAAAGAACAGATCAGGTACTTCTTGGAGTCCGTAATACATACAATACAAGTGAGAAAGATCCACTTAAGTTTGATCAGGTGAAAGAGTATATTGCCAAGGACGACTTTATGGATGGGGCATTAGTGTTAAGACTACCTAACATTACCAATATCGTATATGGTCGTGATGTAGGATATAAAATTGAGCAAGTAGATTTGGGGGCAGACATCCATGCTATATCGGCTACGCAAAAACGTAAAGAGATGGGCATCTAAAGTTTGGGGCTGGATTATCAAGCCAAATAATATGGAGTGGCCATCGTGAATGTATCTAAGCAAAGGTCAGCGCTAAAAGCTATCACATGGCGTATAATTGGAACAGCAGATACATTTGTTATTTCATGGATCATAACTAAAGAGCCAGTTACAGCAGGAGCAATCGCAAGCTTCGAGGTACTAACAAAAACAATTCTTTATTACTTCCATGAGCGTGGTTGGAATAAAATTAAATGGGGGAGAAAATAATGTTCGAATATTATGTAAAGAAAGTAAGTAAGGTAGTAGACGGAGATACAATTGATGTTGATATTGATCTTGGGTTTGATATATCATTTACTTCAAGAGTTAGGTTGGCTGGTATAGACACCCCAGAAAGCCGTACAACAGACAAGATGGAGAAGGCACTAGGCCTTGAAGCAAAGGCATATTTAAAGAATGCAATTGATTCAGCTAAGACTGTTGTTATTAAAACAGAGAAGATGAACTCATCTGAAAAGTTTGGTCGCATTTTAGGTTGGGTTTTCTTAGACGGATCAGATAAATCTATTAATCAAAAGATGATTGAAGATGGACATGCTTGGGGCTATATGGGTGAAACAAAGATCAAAGACTTTGATGCATTAGCAAAAGCTAGGAAGAAAAGCGGGAAGTAATGCCAGTATACGAATACAAGTGCTCATATGATGAAGCACATGCATTAATGTCAGTAAATAGATCAATTACAGATAGTGATCCAGGTTATACATGTGTTGAATGTGACTCTGACATGGTAAGACATTTCACACCATTTGGTATACAGTTTAAAGGTAATGGCTTTTACAAAACAGATAATCCTAAATAGTTAAAGTGGTATAATTACTATGTAGACATATTGTTTACTTAGGGGCCCTACTTGACAAGGAATAAGTTATTTAGAATAACAGCAGCCACAATGCTTGCATTTGGTTGGCTCTTTATGTCACCCGCTTATTCTGATGATCCACTAAGCTTAGCAGCTCAAGAAATTGAAGAGCTAAACAATAGCGTTGACGACCTTGGTTACAAGGATGAATTTATATCCTTAATCCAAGAAGCAGAAGACAAATATGATCTTGCCGTATCTGCAGAAGAAGCCAGGACACAAACCTCTGTCCTATATGATGACTCCCTTGACGCAGAAACCACAGCACTTGAAGAAAAACACTTAGCCCAATCAGCAGTAGACGGACAAACAGTAACAGTAGCCACTGCTTTAGACAATAAGAATGATGCCTACGATGCCCTTGGAGTAGCAAACATCAATCTGTCAAACGCTCAGCAAGCATTAGACAGTGCTGGTTCTGCTGGTCTGGCATATGATGTTTATAGTTTAATTAGGGTTGATGGACTTGCAGCCACAGATGAATTCTTATGTAGTGGAACATTAAATGGAAACTATATGACTCGCCCAGTTTGTGGTAATAGATATGAAAACTTTATAGTTAAATTTACTGGAAAAATAACAGTACCGTCATGGTTTACTCAAACCTACTTTGCTGGTTATACAGATGATGGTTTTAGAATGTATATTGACGGATCATTGGCCATAGACAACTGGGTAGAGCAAGGAACAACTTGGAGTAATTACTCTCCTGTATATGATGTAACTACAGACAAAACATTTGATGTAGAGATTTGGTGGTACAACGGTGGAGGACCTGGATCTTATCATCTTGGCTGGGCTATCCCTGGAGGATGGACTGGTGCAGGTTGTGACTATGCTGGCAACCCAAGAGTATGGGGACAGGACTTTAGTTGCAATCTTAATACATTTTCTCATGGATCTGGAGCAACCCAAGAACAAACAAACGCCTACAACAACGCACTTGCTGCAAAGAACTCAGCACAAGATGTATATAATGACAAACTAAATGTTTATAATCAAGCAGTTTCAACATTAAATGGTTACAATCAAACACTAACTAATAAAACAAATGAATATAACAACTCAGTTTTAAATGTTGCAACGGCACTCCAAAATAAAAATAATGCAATCAGCGCATACAATCAAGCAATCAGTAATGTTAATAGTGCCATTGATAACGCATGGCGTTACTATGATGAGCAACTACAAAGAGAAATTCAGTCTGCCATTGCTCAAGCAGCAGCCAACGCTGCAGCCAATCAGCCTACTCCAGAACCAACTCCAGAAACAAGCCCTGAACCAAGTCCTAAGCCTACAGAAGAACCTACAGAAGAACCTACAGAAGAACCTACAGAGGAACCAAGCCCTGAACCAACAGAAGAGCCAACTCCAACTCCAACTCCAAAGCCTACAGAGGAAACAAAGCCTACTCCTACGCCAAAGCCATCCCCAAAGCCTACAGAGGAACCTACGGAGGAGCCTACAGAGGAGCCAACTCCTGAACCTACAATAGAACCTACACCAGATCCAGAACCAACTACAGAACCAACTACAGAGCCTACTGAGGAACCCACAGAAGAGCCTACTCCTGAACCTTCACCAGAACCAGGACCAGATCCTGAGCCTGAAGAAAACCCATGGACTGAGCCAGATGTAGAAGTTAAAGATGAGGTTTTAGCAGAACTTATTCCTGAAAAGGGTACAGGAACAGCAGAAGATTTATCTGGAGTTATTGCTAACCTTACAAGCAAGGACAACAAATTAGTTACACTTTCTGCTGAACAAGTCACAGCAGTAAGTCAAACCCTTAAAGCATTGACGCAAGAAGCAAAAGTAGAAGTTGCAGAAGACCTTGGTATTAAGCCGTCAGAAGTTGCAGAGATTGCTGAGCAGATGAAGTCTAACCCAGCACTTGCTGAAGCATTTGTTGAGTTTACTGACAGAGCAGAATCAGCAGGGGATACCCCAATGCCATTTACATTAGCAGATGCAGTAACAGAAGTACAAACAGAAGCATTCTTGGCAGACCCACTTGGAGCGGTATTTGATGTGGACCCAGTAGAACTACTATCTAATTTCTCTGAATTAGGTATGGATATGACAGATGATCAGAGAGAAAAAGCGCAAGAAGTAATTGTCCCAGTGATCATCGTATCACAAATTGCAGGGGCAGTCATAAGGAGGAACAAATGAAGATAATCAAAAAGATGTTTAATCTTATAGGCAAGGCAACTAAGGGCTTGGCTAAATGGTTTAAAGACGCGGGAATGGAGCTAATTGCCCAGGCATTCACCCTCCTAGGCTTCTTTATTGCATGGCTAACTTTGACGGGCTCAGCTAGAGATATTGTTGGAATTGCAGTATTAATAACTACTGTAATTTGGCTAATAACTATACCACTTAGAAAAGACGATAAATAGTGTATAATTGTACTATGAGGAAAATATTCGCTATTGCTTTAGCAGGCTTATTGATGATATCATTAAGTGCATGTTCACCAGAATCTTTAAATAGATACCGCTATCCATGCCAAGATCCTAAAAATTGGGAAATTGCAGAATGCAATCCTCCAGAATGCGAAGCTACGCAGACTTGCACAAAAGATGTAATAAAAATTACACCTACTACACCAGAACAGGAAATAACAAATGGCTAAACAAAAATTAACGCCTGCAGATTTAGATGCCCGCTTAAAGTTTATTCTAGGAATAACACTCGGAAGCATTCTATTCATGACGGCTCTTGGAATTATTTATGGGTTGTTGTTTGTAACACAACCTATCGGAGCTCAGTCAGAAAATGACAAGATGTTCTTTAATGTTTTAGGTAGCATTGCAACATTTATTACAGGAACACTTGCAGGAATTCTAATTGGTAACTCAGGCGCTAAAGATATTATGGCAGCACAGATACAAAATAAAGAAGTAGATGCAAAAAATACACAGGCAGATAAAAAATTAGAAGCAGAAATTGATGCAACTGCAGCTCGTTTGGCAGCAAAGCCAGATGGAGCAATGCCAGAAGAGCAACCAGTTGATCTAGATTGGGATAAAGACTAATGGCAGAACAAGGTACAGCAGCTCGTCTAATAGAAGTTGCTACAGCAGAGCTAGGAACTATTGAAGGTCCTAAAGACAACGAAACTAAATACGGTGCTTTTATGAAAGCAAACTTCCAACCATGGTGCGGAAGTTTCGTAAACTGGTGCGGGTCAGAATCTGGCGTAAAGATTCCTAATACTGTTTACACACCAGGAGGTGCAGCAGCATTTAAAAAAGCTGGTGCTTGGATTGATGTAGATGTTGCAGATCCAGAGCCAGGAGATATAGCGTATTTTGATTTCCCTTCAGATGGCGTCGATAGAATTTCTCACGTAGGTATTGTTGTTAAAGACAATGAGGATGGAACTGTTTGGTGTATAGAAGGAAACACATCTTCAAAAAAGTCTGGAAGCCAAAGAAATGGCGGAGAAGTTTGCAAACAACTTCGTGCTTACAAGAAAAATAAAGCTGGTGTTCTTATTTCAATCGTAGGATTTGGAAGACCAAAGTTTGTTGGATCAGCAAAGATTGAAACAAAGACTTCATCAAAGCCATCTACATCACAAAAGATACCAGCAAAGATAGATCCTAAAGTTAAAGCGGCAATTGATTTATTAACTAAAAACGGATATACTGTATCAAAGTAAATGAATAAATATTTGATTAAGCTAGAAATTTCAGCAGAGGTAGAAGCTTTTGATGAAAATGATGCAAAAGAATACATCTCGGATGTATTTGGCACAGACGATGAAGTAAAGTCTGTAAAAATTGCATCAATAAAAATAAAAGGGGACAAAAAATGAAATCATTATATGATCTAGAATTAAATGCAGCAGACGGTACACCAGACTTTTTGAAAAAGTATAAAGGTAAGGTTACAATGTTTGTAAACACTACAGTAGGTTGTGGAAATGCAAACCAAATGGAGGTCTTAGAGTGGCTTCAGCAGAAATACAAAGACAGAGGCTTTGAGATTGTAGCTCTTCCAACAAATGATTACTGCGGTCCAGGAGTTACAAAGGGAGCATGGTCACAAGGATTAGTTGAAGGAATGGATTCACAAAACTATGGTTGCGATGTATACGGGACTACATTTGGATTCTCTGAAAAAGTAAACTCAATTCCAAACAGAGAGATAGTCGGGGATCTAAATGGCATAGACCAGCCATTTGGAGAGCCAAGCGAAGTTTTTAATGTAATTTCAGACCACGCAAATAATTTATGGGGTAAGGCCCTAGAGCTAGGAATACAATTCCCATTTGACCAGTATTACTCATGGTGGCTATGCCAAGGATTTTATTCTGGAGCAATTCAAGCTGCAAATTTTGAGAAGTACCTTGTAGATAAAGATGGTTTTGTAGTTAAACACTATTCTCCTTCAGTTCTCAACCTAGATGTTGAAAAAACACTAAAAGAAAACCTAATGAATGATCTAGGTCTAGACTATGGAGACTTTGGATCAGATCTATCTAGAATAGAACATAGCCCTAATATTTCAATAGAAGAGGGTGGCAGAGCGGAACTTGCCGCAGACCATGTATTAATGGTTTCACACAGACAACAAATTGCACCAGGACCAGGACATGGAAGATCTTACAAGCTATTTGAAGAAGAGTGGGATGTTGTATGCTCACACATTGAAGAATTGCTAAATGGTGAAGTTTCAATGATTAACCCAAATAAATAACAAAAACAGTTGACAACTACTGTTTTGCTCCTGTATAATAATGTATAGGTATAAAAAAGACAAATTGGACAGATGCTACATTTATATGAAAACGGAGTAGAAATTCTAAGGAACAAAATTCCTAAGAATAAGTTTGATTTATACTGGAACAATTATAATTTAATTGTTTGGGAGAAAAATAATAGCGGATATTTTGACACCAAGGGCGTTTATAAAAATAATTCCTGGGGAATCGCTAATGAGTTTCCAGTTAATTCAAAAGGGGCATGGACTCTTCCGCTAAAGTATGTCAAATATTTTAAATGAATTAGATTCAGATGAGCAATCAATAAGATGGTGGCATTTAGCTGCCTGCAATGGCATGGAAACAAATTTATTTTTTGATAAATACGAGTCTGATGTTAATATGGCTAAGGCTATAGATCAGTGTTGCTTATCATGCCCAGTTATGTTAATGTGTAGTGATGCTGGGGTAAAGAATAATGAATACGGAGTTTGGGGCGGAGTATTTTTGTCATCTGGCTTAATGGATAAAATGAAAAATGCACACAAAACAAAAGAAGTATGGAAACAGATTAAGGCAAAACAAAATGTCTAATGTTTATGATAATAATCATTTTAAGTATGGAATGAATCAATGGACTGGTGAGCCAAATAAACCAGTTTTTTATAATCTAGAAATGAAAAAAAAGTTATGGGAACTAAAAAAGCCAATGTTTTTGCTCATGGATGTTGTGGAGTACCCAGAGTTTTTAGCATTAAGATTATATGAAGATAACTTTATTCAATTTGATGGTATAGAAAAAGAAAAAGTTATAGACTATGTGTCTAGGGCAAAAAAGCTACTTGAGTCATATGGGGTTAGAGTAGAGCTTGAAGGAAGGCCAATGGCATGAACGAATTAAAGTCAGAACATATTTCCGTAGTCGACAACTTTTTAAAAGAAAACTCAAACGGAAGCACCCACTATATGCTAACTATTGCAAGAGATGGAGAAAGCCCAGCTAGATCAATTTATCATTACAACGGCCCAATTGATGTAACCGAAGCTTATAATAAATACACAGACTGGGGATTTGCAAAAGAATATCTAACTGTAACAATGTATGGCCCAGGGGGACAACTTGCACAAAAGGTACTTCGTAGGTCATCTGGCGGAACGCAAGGAGACTGTACATTTGTAAGAGAAGACTACATAAAGGCAGAAAGTATTATATTAAAATATAAAAGTGATATGCAAGAAGACAAATATAAGAGCCTAGTAAAAGATTTTGCTGGGCTATTTTCAAGAGACAACATCAGATTTGATGTAAGTCGTTTTTTTAAAGCAACAGAATGCGAAGAGGTTTTTGAATGAGTGAAAAGATATTTTGTTATTCATGTAACAAGACAAAGAATAAATTGAACTTAAGAAAATCATCATTATTGACAATTAACTTGTTCTTGTGTCAAACATGTATAGACAACAAGTTTGAGCCTAGATGGGTAGTATTAATTGCTGGCAGACAAAATGGACATGAGCATGTTAAAGATTTTATACAGAAAAAAAGATATATTGGCGCAGAAATTGCAGCATCTGAGCTATTAGTTTAGATTAAATATAAGGTATAATATGATATATAATGGAAATATCATATATCACCATAGTGGTTTCAATATTAGCGGCAAGCTTAAGTGGTTTTGGTACCGCCATCGTTGCTGGTATTAGAGACGCCAAAAAAGAAAAAAATAGGCGGGAAGAGAAAGAAAAAGACCAGCTCAGATTAGATATGAAAGATCTTAAGATTGAGTTATATCAATTAGAGAAAGAATTAACTGAGTGGAAAGACAAATATTATAAAGCCATCCAGGATTTAATTGAAATGAAGTCTGAATTAGATAATGTAATTAATCAATTAAATCACCTAGAATATCATGAGATGCTGGACACAGAATAATTAAAATAGTACAATAGAAATATGACTTGTATTGTTGCAATTGCCCAGGGTGGTGTCGTTTATATGGCATCAGACCATGCTGCCTCTGACGAAAAAACTGGTTGGATCCTGTCAAGAAAAGAACCAAAGTGTTTTAAAGTTGGTCAGTATGCTATTGCATTTACAGATTCATTTCGCATGGGGCAAATTCTTCAGTATATGTGGACTCCACCAAAATACACACCAACAAAAACTAATTCTGGATTAGATAAGTTTATGAGAACTAAGTTTGTTGATTCTGTTAAGGCTGCATTTAAAGAGCATGGATACGGAAGCATTGGATCATCATCTGAGGAAGATACTGGTGGAATTTTTATAGTAGGTCTTGAAGGTAGAATCTTTACTATAGATGAAGACTTCCATGTTGGAGAAAACATAGTAAACTATATGGCAGAAGGAAGCGGTGGACAGATAGCATTAGGTGCACTTCATGCTACAAAGAATCAAAAGAACCCAAGACTGAGGCTTAAGGCAGCATTAGAAGCAGCAACTGAGTTTAATATGAGCGTATCTGCCCCCTATACATACATTCAAGTTTAGTGTATAATTAGACAATGGACATCAACGACCTAAGACCAGATTATTCTCACTCAATGGACGTAAGAGGTGTACCAACACACATATGCCCATGCGGTTGTGAAATATGGAACCTTAAAGTTCTTTTTGAGGATTGTGAAATTGCAACGTACTTTTTAGACATGGAGTGTGCTAATTGTGGCACACTAGCAACGGCGCCAACGCCACTGGATAGAGAAGAATAAATATGAGATCACAAAGAAGAATTGATATGCTAGAGCTTGAACTATATAAGCTTAGAATTGAATTAGATATAATGCATGAGATTATGAGCAACGTAATTAATACTCAGGTACAAGCGGCGGAAGCAAGAAACATGGATTCTGGTAAATGGTATCCACGCAAGAACCCAACACAAAATTCATAATCTATTGACAACCATCGCTGAATTTAGTAGAATTAGCTTTATGAAAAAACTAATAACTATGGCAATTATCGCCAGCACACTCGCTATTACCACAATGCCTGCACAGGCAAATCTAAAGCCAAAAACAGTTGTCCCAACATTGGCTATTTTAGACACAGCGCTAGACACATCAATCCCATCAATTAAGTCAAGACTAGTTGCTGAGGTATGCATTTTAGATTGGCCATCATGTCCAAATAAAACTAAATTTATGGAGGGCGCAGGAGCATCAGTTCTTCCAATTAGTATGTTATCAACAAATAACTTTAACCATGGAACACAAATGGCTTCTGCAGCAATTGCAGCTAATCCAAACATTAATATCGTATTCATTCGAATTGTTGGAAACACAACAAAGGGCGGGGTACAAACGTACGGACTAAACACTCTCGTAAACGCTTTAACATGGGTTAATAACAACAAAGCTAAGTACAATATTGTAGCGGTTGCATCATCTCATGCTACTAATGCTCCAGTTATTAAGCGCAGCGCAACATCTGCTTATTGTTTACCAACAGCAGTTGATACAGTAGTTTCTAATTTAAATAACTCTGGTGTACCAGTATTTTTCCCTTCTGGAAATAGTGCTGGAAATCCAAGTATGAAGGGCAAGATTGAGTGGCCAGCATGTATTAGCCAGTCAATTGCAGTTGGTGGAGTTGAAACTCTAAATCTAGATAAGCCTCAAGTTTCTTTAACAAGTAACTATGATGTAAACCTTGTAGATCTGTGGGGTGAAATCCAGCAGCCAACTATTTATCCTGGAAATGTTAACGGGTATTCTTATGGAACATCTGTTTCCGTTCAGGTAATTGCTGCAAAGTACGTACACCTTAAGACTACAAAGCCTACATTAACATCAGCACAGCTGATTTCATTAATGAAGACTGCTTCTGATCCAGTAGAAAACTCTTATGGACAAAATGTTTATCTGTTTAAGTTGAGTAAAGTAATCAATGGATAGCAAGTTAACTATCCTTGAAGAAATAATCAAGGAAATTGGTGAGGAGTTGTACCAGAAATGGTACAACGCCCTTGCCATTGAAGATAGAACAGAAGAAGCTTCAAAAGCGATGTCTACAAATGCTGGTGAGACAGCACTCTGGGTTATTCAAACATTTATGAATAAGTTTAATAATGCAGCGGACGAACTAAAAGGAGAATAGATTGATAGTTACAGATGAAAGCTTTGATAGAGTACTAGATTCTCACAATCTAGTCCTTATTGATTTCTGGGCTCCATGGTGCGGACCATGCTTAAAGGTGTCTCCAATATTAGATGAGATATCAAATGAGTGCGGGCTCTGGGTAGGAAAGCTAAATGTTGATGAAAATCCTATAAAATCAGCAGAATACTCTGTAACTTCTATCCCTTATATGGTACTATTTAAGTCGGGGAAACCAGTAAAGACTATTACTGGAGCAAAACCTAAGCATGTAATGCTAGAAGAACTTTCAGAATGGATCTAGAAAACATAGATTCAAATCATTTAGAGTTTGAGATATGGCTCAAAAATGGTTACGATAGAGGCTGGGTCTCAGATGTATTTTGCGATACACACGATGGTCCGCCTTTAACAGATGAAGAAATGCAAGAATGGGAAGAAGGAGGAGATCCCTGCTCTTTCCATGTAAAAGTAAATGCACTACACTAAATTTCTGTAATCGCAAAGATGACAGAGGAAATAAGGAGAATAAATTAAATGAACTCATTTAAGAAAATCGCACTAGCCATGGTTGCAGCCATGACTTTGGGCACAATGGTAGCAACACCTGCAAGTGCTGCTGTAATGACAGTCGCTGTAGAGCTTGCTGGAACGGCTAACACAACCGCTTCATCAATCTCAACACCTGCCGCATTGCCAGTTCCTGCAGACAACACAGTTGACGCTGCAGACGCACTTAAGTTCGTAGCAACAGTTGACACAGGAACAGCAGTTTCTGTAGTAGCAACAAACGCAACAATCGTGTCTGCACTACACACAACTGCTGCACCAGTAGGAGCAACATCAGGATCATCATCTTTGACAGTTGCAACTGGTACAGGAACAACAGCAACATTTTATGTCTACACAAAGACAACAGCAATCGGTACAGTTGTAATTACCAATGGTGGAACACAACTTACATACTACGTACAGGGAACTGCTGGTAAGATTAATACTCTTACAGTATCCGCTCCTGCTACAGGTGCTGCTGGTACAAAGCAAGACATCTCAGTAACTGCAACAGATACATTTGGTAACAAGGTATCTGCTAAGTCAATTACTGCAACAGTTTTTGCTTCAACAGCAACACTAGACACAGCAACAGCAACAACTGGTGCTACACTTTCAGATTTTGGAGTTGCAAAGTTTGTCGCAACACTTCCAACAACTGGAACACGATCACTAATCACATTTTCACCTACAACATCATCGGATGCAACAACTGTAGATGTAGTTGGTCTTCCTGCTCGTGCACTAGCACCATTTGCAGAAATTACAGTTCGTGATCTAGTATCAGAACTTGCTGCTGAGAAAGCAGCACTTGCTGCTGAAAGAGCAGCACACGCTTCAACAAAGGCTCAACTAGAGGCAGAGGTTAAGGCAAAGTCTGCACTTGCAGAAAGCCTAGCAAAGGCCAATGCTGACATAGTAAAGGCAACAGCAGAAGCAACTGATGCAAAGAAGGCAGAAGCAAGCGCTCTAAAGGCACTTGCAGATGCAGGCGTTGCTGCTGATAAGATTATTGCACAGTTCAAGTTGGACTTGGAAGCAGCGAATGCTTCACTTGCAACACTTACTGCAGAACTTGCAGAACTAAAGGCTTCACATGCCAAGGCACTTGCTGATCTAAAGGCTACATCAGATAAGGCACTTGCAGATGCAAAGGCTGCTTCAGATAAGGCAGTTGCAGATGCTGTAGCAACAGAGAAGGTAGCGGGTGCAAAGTCACTTGCAGATGCAAAGACTGCATCAGATGCTGCTCTACTCGCTAAGGATGCACAGATTGCTAAGTTGACTGCAGATAATGCTGCAGCGATTAAGTCTATGAAGGCTGCATTTAATAAGTTGGCTACTCAGTGGAATAAGAAGAATCCAAAAGCTAAGGTTACCTTGCTTAAGTAATTAGTTTAATATGGGGCAGGTTCCCCTGCCCCATATTTACTATTATGATAAAATAGATATTATGGAATGGGATCATTTTCACGTAATTAAAAAAAAAGTTTTAAATGAATTAATTAAAGATATGGAAAGTTTAGAAATTCCACCAGACTGGAGACCACGAGAGGTCTTAAGTTTAGTAATTAGAAAATTAAAAGAAAAAGAGGAATCATGTTAAAGAATTTAAAAAATTGGTTAGGATTCAATTCAGTTGAATCTCAGGTTGAAGCCATGCTAGAAGAAATTAAGACTTCGGCTAAGAAGGCACCAGCAAAGAAGGTTGCTAAGAAGGCACCAGCAAAGAAGGTTGCTAAGAAGGCACCAGCTAAGAAGGCAGTAAAGTAGTGGAATCAATAAAGAAAGTTTCCATAAAGGCGACTTGCTACACCATATATCATGTAACTGTTTCTGCTTTAATTTTTTCTACTGTAATATATTTTATTACTGGGAAATGGGAATATGAATATCTTGACGAATTTGGTATTGGTCTTCTAGGATATATTCTGTGGGAACTTTTTGGTTATTCTGTTTTTGAGATGATTTGGCCAAAAACTGAAAAAGCCTTTAAAAGAATTTGGGCAAAGTTTGGCGGTAAGGTTAAGTAATGGGAAAGCACCTAGATAAGATGCAGAGAGCTTTGGCTCAAAGACAAGCAGCAACATATGCCAGCGGACAAAAAAAGCCTGGTTCAATGAATATTAAAAAAACTGGGTATAGAGGCCAAAGGGCAAAAGGTCCTAAGTAGTGTTTAGTGGATTGTGTGAAATGGCGGGATGCGGTAAAAAAGCAACCAGACTTACTTCAAAGCCAGAAGGCCCTATCATAGATATTTGTGACGATTGCTGGCATCAGATATACAGATCTTAATCAACTAAATGCTATAATAGAGTCATAAGCGGAATACTAGTCCCGCTTAAATAAATAACCTATAGGAGTAATAACATGTCAGACGGAAAAGATTTAAACGGATTTACATCACCAAAGGTAAACGATTCAACAGTATGGGGAAACAACGAGCAGTACGCAGCTGATCCAAAGGCAGCATTCCCATCAACAGACGTTTCAAACCAAGCGCAGGCTCAAGGTCCTAAGTAATATGTGCTTTGAATGCGGTTGCGAAAGCGTAGGCAGCGAGACTGGAGTTAAAGAAGTTAGTATCCAGGATGTATCAGATCAGAGGAATCAATAATGTGTAAAGATTGTTCATGTGGAAAAGATGAGCAGATTCAAAATGAATCAGCTCCATCACCAGCTAGTAACAATGTTGTGACCATCTCACAAATTAAGGGAGCATAGTGTCAGAAAATGTTGTAAACTCTGGAGAGGCAACAAAAAAGAATCCTTCTCAGGGTAAATTTAAATCTGGTATACAGGAAAAAAGACCACCAATGAAAATTGATGTCAATAAGCATGGAATTAGAAGAGAAACACCAGCAGTTCCACCTAAAAAATTTGGTAGAAAGAAGGTTTAATTATGGAAGCATTATCACAGACCACAAGTCAACTTGGAGGAAAACTCCTAGGAGGAGGGGGAACTGGGATTTGGCAGTACGAAAACTTTCTTTCTAAAGAAGAGTGTGAAGAATTAATTAAGTTCTTTAACGCAAATGAGGAAGAGTGGAGATTTATTTGCTTCTACGGATCTTACGGTATGCATGTCGTTTCTCCATTTACCAAAGATCATGGTACTTCAATAACTGAAGAATACATGGCAAACCTAAGAGAAAGAATGATTCAGTATTGTTCTGATGCTGCTGGAAGACCTATGAAGATTAACAGCATGCATGCACAGAAATGGGAGATTGGTGCTTACGCAAACGATCACTCAGATAACACAGACCTTGATGGCGAAGATATGGGGTGGGCTGATAACAAGCAGTACTCTGGTATATATCTAAATAGTCAGCCAGACTATGAGGGTGGGGTTTTAAGATTTAGAGATCACAATTTAGATGTTGTTCCACCAACTGGTTCATTCGTATCATTCCCTGGAGGTGTAGAAAATATTCATAGCGTTTCTGAAATTACCGCTGGAACAAGATACACCATAGTTATATTCTGGGATTATGCAGATGCATGGTATTCTGAAGCGCAGTTGCAAGAGTGGGAAAGATTAATTTTTAAAGAAAGAATTCATCAATATCAATTAAAGCAGCAGTGGAAAGATAAGGTAGCTCATCCGCTACTAGAAAATCCTTATGCTGGAGTAGATAACCCAGAAGAATTACCAGAAGGACTAATGGAAAGCTTGACTTCTGCAGACATTAAATGTAACGCTAGAAGAAATCAAGAAGCCGCCATTAAAGCTGGCACGGTTCCAGCGGGAGTAATTGTTGATCAGATAATTACAGAGGAAGATGTTTGATCTAGAAAAGGCTGTAAAGCATCACGGAACCTTTATCTTTGGCTCTCCAGAAAATTCGGAGGGGATTGATAAAAACGGCGATGCATATGATTATTCTTTTATGACAGAGACTGGTAAAGTTTCTTATGTAAAAAAAGATGAAGAATCGTATCTGGTTACTATAAACAATATCATCTCAGATAAGATTGAAACAAGAGTAGTCAGATTGGATCAACTTACTAAATGGTTTTATGATCTATCTAACCAGTACTTTAAAGAAAACATAGAAGAAATAGAATTGGAGAGCTAAAAATGGAGTTTAATGAAATAGAAGATTCTGTTGGTTCTGAGCGAGAAAAAAACTTTAAAGATTATTTTATTAAGAATAAGCAAATTCTAGAAGATAGAAAAGTTATAATAGATAAAGAGCTATGGTATATTCCAGATTTTCTTACAAAAGAAGAACTCGATTACATAAAGCCATTTTGCGATGATAAAACTGGATGGTATCTAACATCAAGATCTAGCTCCATTAGAAATAAATTTATTGGGGTTAACTATAGAATGCACCCAGAAGGAACTATATGCCCAACACGTGGTATAGATTTAAGCAACAGCGCAATATTTCCAGATGAAACAGATTCACGATATCACCCAGAGTTGTGGTACAAGTCTGAAGGAGTATTCGATAGAATGAAAGTAGTACTTCCAAATAGATTGAATGAAGACATAACCTTACAATCATTCTGGCCTTTAGATGATTCAGATCACAGCGGTGCATATCAGTGGCACTGGGAAAAAAGTATGGCAGCAGAACTTGGAGATACAGAGTTTAATGATTTTGGAATGACTGCAGCATGGTCTATGTATATAAATGAAGACTTTGAAGACGGACAGCTTGAATTTGCTTATAAGCCGTATGTAATTAAGCCTAAAGCTGGAATGCTAATATCAATTCCAATGACAAAAGAATTTACTCATCGTGTAACTCCAGTAAAAAATGGAGAAAGGCATACTCTTTACGGAACATGCTTTAAAGATTTAAATGATAGAGAAATTTCTAACGGAGAAACCTGCTAAAGTATTGAAGTAACACCATTGTTGCTGTTCAGTATGTTGTTAATTAGAATGGATTCATATTGATGAAATCAGATAGAATAGTCATAGTTGGTGGCGGGTCTGCTGGATGGATGACAGCATCTACTTTGATCAAAGAGTATCCAGATCGAGATATAACCCTAATAGAAAGTCCAGATGTACCAAAGATTGGCGTAGGAGAGTCTACTACAGTTGGCTTTATAGCTTGGCTGAGCACTTTAGAAATAGATCACGAAGAATTTATGGAGTTTACTGACGCTGCATACAAACTATCAATTAAGTTTACAGACTTTTACGCTTTAGGCGATGGTGGATTCCATTATCCATTTGGTGATCCTTACCAGGGTAACTGCACTCAAAGAGGAGCAAACGACTGGCATATATTAAAATCATTAGATCCTTCAACAACAAAACAAAGCTATGTGGACTACCTATTTCCATCATCAGTAATGATGAAGGAAAATAAAGTTTTTATGCCAAAGAGCTTAAAGCAGATGGATGGATTTGATTTCATGAAAGACATGGCATTGCAGTTTGATGCAATAAAATTTGCTGAATACTTAAAGGAAAAATATGCAAAGCCTAGGGGCGTAAAGCATATTCAGGCAAATATAGATGAGGTTATCAAAGATAAAAATGGAATACAGGGTCTTAAGTTAAACAACGGAGAGTTTTGCGATGCAGATCTATATATAGACTGCTCTGGTTTTAAAGGACTTCTTATAACAGAAGCCCTTGGAACAGAATTTGAATCTCATGAAGACAGGTTGCCAGTAAATAAAGCGTGGGCGGTACAGATACCTTATGAAGATCCAGAGAAAGAAGTAGAACTATTTACCAATTGTACAGCCCTTGGTTATGGTTGGGTTTGGAATGCTCCACTTTATTCTAGAATAGGCACTGGATATGTATACTCAGATAAATTTACATCATCAGAAGATGCCTTGGAAGAATTTAAAGATCATTTAAGAAAGACTCACGGTGAACACAGAATTGAAGGCCTAAGCTTTAGAGAAATTAGTTTTAGGTCTGGGATAGTATCTAAGCCATGGAACAAAAATGTTGTTGCTATAGGTCTATCTGGAGCTTTCTTAGAGCCACTTGAATCAAACGGTTTAAGATTTATACACTCACACTCACTGCTTATTTCAAGAATGATATCCAGGGGTCACTATAATAAGTTTGATCAAGAAGCATATAACCTTGAAGTAAAAAGAGATTTTGATTCATTTTCATCTTTTGTTCAATTACATTACATATTAACTTCAAGAACAGACACAGAGTTTTGGAAGTTCATGTCTACTAGAGATGTCCTGCCAAATAGCAGAGCATTTCTTAATTCAGAACACTTAATGTCATTTAGCTCAGAAATTATGAATAAGGTAAGCAACAAGTCTTTGCATGTTGATAGATGGTGCGGGTTTCATTGTATTGCTGTAGGAAATGAATGGGGTCCAGTAACCAAGCAGGTAATTAGAGAGTGGCAACATATATATCCATCAAAAGACTTTAATGATATTGCTCAAACTTTTAAATCCAGAAGCGAATCTTCTGTGAAAAAGTGGACAGAGGCAATTAAAGATGCACCTAATCACCATAAATACTTAAAAGAAAGATTTCACAATGAAGTTTAGAAAAGATTGGATAGTTGCTCTTGGCACTATGCGCCACAGAGAGTACTGGAATCTGCCAAACACGGTTGAGTTTTTTGCATTTATGACAAAGGCTGCAATTATTATCCCAGGACTTATTTTTGGAGTTCAAATTTGGTGGCTATTCATATTTGCTTTAGTTACCAGCCTAGCATTGATATGGTCATCAACAGTAAAGACTCTTCCAACATTAATATGGTTTAATATAATATGGTCACTGCTTGCCATAACTGCACTTTCAAAACACTTTTTAGGATTATCTTGATTATGCTATTGACTGACCGCATTGTGTATAGTATAATATAATATATGAAAACACTTATTATTATTTTTATTTTATCTTTAGCTGTCTGCGGATATCTGGGATATAGACTGTATCAAGAAATTTCTGTAATTATGGAAGCAAAAAAAATACAAGATAAATCGGCACAGGATCGGTTTTGGGCAAGTCAACAGTCGTTCGAGGAGTAAAAAATGATTAAGCCATTTGGCAACTTATTGTTAGTTAAAGAGAATAAGGTAGAGGATAGAACTACTTCATCTGGTATAGTTTTAATGGCTTCGCTTAGCGATTCTCCTCTCAGGGTTGGAAAGATACTTGATCTTGGAAATGGTGAACACAACTATAAGGGTGAGCTTATACCAATTAATGGGCTAGCCATTGGGGATAGTGTGTATTATAACCAAAACAGTGGAACTGATATTGAAGATGAAGACGGAGAAAAGTATTTGCTTTTGAATACAAAAAGCGTACTAGCGATTAAGGGGTAAAGTTGAGAAAAGGGTTTATCTTTAAAGTTTTATCTAACTCCGTTTTGCTGCAGGTTAAAACTAAATCACCAGAGAAGTGGCTTCTTGTAGACAGAGAAACTGGACAGGTTTATCAAGGTAGTGAAAAAGGTCATTGGGATAGATTAGATCCAGTTATAAAATATACTGATGATTCTACTATATTGTAACTAATTTAGCGAAAAAAGTGCGGCGGAAAATAGAAGGCTATTGACAGTACCTGTCGTATATTATATAATAAACTATAATGATAAATAAGATTATATGCAAAATTAAAGGCCACATTCTTGTAGAAGCAGGCACATGCCCATATACTGGATCAACATATCAATATTGTGAAAGATGTGCTGCAATGATTCCAATTCAGTTGGCAGTATGAAAGAGCCTAAGATTATGAAAATGGACTGGCGTCCTTTGGGATATTGGCCAGTATATAAAGATGGAAAGCTTACATGGGAAAAGGATCCAAAAGATGATTGAATGGTTAGCAAGACGTATATTCAGTTGGACAAGCCTTAGAGAATATGTCTTCGATGAAGTTCATATGTATGATCATTTAGATACAATTGTTAATGACCCAGAAGGAATGAAGATAGCATCCTCAAGCTGGATGGAAGGCGATATGTGGTATGGTTGGACATATGATAGTAAAGCAAACCGTTACTATTTTGATGATATTGGTAATAAATCCCTTATCGGTTTATGGGAAGATCAATTCCTAAGCAAGGCAGACTAACATTTCAGGTTCCTATAATGGTCGTAGAGCGGTTTCCGAAACCGATAATGAAGGTCCGATTCCTTCACCTGGAGCTTAGTGCCTAAACATTGGGAAGATAAGTCTCAGTGGATAACAAATTGCCCTATTTGTTATTGTGCAGTAACTCATCAATTAAGAGATTATCATATTCAATATCATGAAGATTTGATCGCAATTAGTGAGGTCGGCGAAAATAGAGAGATCCCAGTCAACTACGTTGACACAACTGATGGTATAATAGATACCTAACGATAAGGGTATATTAAATATGGAACAGTGGGTAAATAGCTACGCCTCATACGTGCTTGTTTTAAGCGGTGCTGCAGCTATGTTTGTAATTGGCAGGAAGAAAAGATTTGGTTGGCTCTGGTTCATATTTAATGAATTTATGTGGACTGCATATGCTTTGATAACAAAGCAGTACGGTTTTATTCTTGGCGCTATCCTTTATGGGATAGTAGGTGTTAAATCTTATTTACACTGGTCTAAAAAGGGAATAAGCAAGATACATTAATAGGGGGAACCAATGGCATACTCTAGATTTACAGACAGCGACATTTATATATACGCTCATGTAGGCGGATGGATAGAATGTGCTGCATGTTGGCTAAATGAACGTTCAGATGAGTATTCCTTATTCTCAATGTCAGAAGAGATCCACGATGATGGGCATTTGATTACCCATGTGAGAGAGCATATCAAAGCAGGCCACGACGTGCCACAAGGACTTCTTATGGACATTCTTTCAGATGAAGAAAGATATGGTAAGATATGAGTATGGATAATATTGAATTAACAGATGAAGAGATCTCAAAAGGGTATCAATCAGACAACCCAGATGAAGATAAATGGGATAACATTGAGAAGGCTTGCTGGAGCGGATACAAGCAGGTAGGTATGAAGGACAAGGGCGGGAAAAGAGTTCCCAACTGCGTACCTGTAAAGAAGTCCCTATTTGGCACAGAAGGCCCTCAGAACCTCATACCAAGGAACAAGTAATATGGGTATACTAGATAACCTTGAAGCATATCTAGAAAAGGCGGACAAGACAGATAAATGTCATTACTGCCAAGCCATAGCTACATATAATGATTTAGCTGAAATAGATCAAACATATAAGATAGTAGGCGTATGTGCATGTCATTCATTTAAAGGATTATCTTCTTAATATTGACCGAAAGTGAAGTCGAAAAGTAGAGACCCCCTTGTCAGTACCTGACATAAATGCTATACTGAATATATGATTCAGAACTTAGAAATACCTGATCCATTTGATACCTTTGTGGCACACAAATATGCCAATTTTAAGGGTGCCAAATATGACTTCTTTAGCGGTGAATGGGACATGGCATGCGGTGCATGTGAAGAACCATTAAACGCTCCAACTAAGAAGATATTGACTAAGATCAGGCTATATCATACTCGTAATGAATGTCTTGGGGGATACTGATGAGCGATATTGATCCTGACAGATCAATGCGTCTTAAATTAGTTATAGAAGAGATGCTTAAAGATATTGATATGAGCGGTGAAGAGTGGAATGATTATGATGAAAATGGTGTCCCATATTGGGGAAAATAAAGAGTCTTAACAAAACATTTAAGCCATATAAAGCTCAATTTGATAGATGTCCCCTACATATCAAGATCATAGCCGTTTTGTGCGTTATGTACCTATCTGTCCCAATTGACCCATTTGATATATTATTTCCCTGGGCGGCATTTAGCGATGATCTATTCATAGCAGGGGTCCTACTCAAGATATTGCACAAACACGGCGGGCTACCAGAAGAGGATAAGACTTCCCCTATAGACCTACTAAGAGATATATTCAAGAGAACAGATAAGAAACAAGAGGATACTTCCCTTGCAGTACATTTATTTAAAGATAATGTATGTAGCCATTGTGGATTAATATCAACCAATCCTACCAAATAGACCAAGGATAAGCTTTAGAGAATTAAAGCAATTTGGTCTCTACCCATTATATCCCCCCTCCCTTTATCTCCCTTGTATGAGCCTCCTAGAGGCTTATTTAGTGGAGTATTGTGGAGTAAAGTGGAGAATCATACTATCAATTTAGATCTAAATACTATCATTATAACTATCTAAACATATGTGTGTAATTGAGCATATCATATGATGGGGCGTAATGTCAATAGCGCCCATATAAAGCATATTGGCCAATATTTGTCAATAGCTTTCATATAAAATTCCAGGAAATTTTTTTATTTGGTCGTAAAGAGCAATTTTGGCCCATATTTATGGCAAAAAATTATGTCTAATTCTGTATAATTTGTCTCATATAATGAGATATTTTATACAGATTTTGACAGATTTTATTCAATATGCATACAAATTCCAGCATATTTTTACATGCGTCGTAAAGAGAAAATTTGGCCCATAAATTGGGCATAAAAAAATGGGACATATAGCTAATTAAAGCCATATGCCCCATAGGGGAAGTTATCTTAGAATGAATCTAAGTCCATTATATATTTGCTATCTCTTACTCTTGTTTCTTCAAGGGATTTAATTGTTAGGTTTCTATCCACCGCCCCGTACTTTGCCTCAATCATATCGTTGAGAGCATCAGCCAGAAGCAATCCTTCGGATGTATATCCCTTATCCCATTCTGACTTTAATCTAAG